TTTTGTGCGGGTTATTAATATTGAAAAGCGCAACCAAAATATTCGCGACGACATCTTAGAGATGAACGGAATGAATCCGTCATACACTAGAATGGGAGAAGGCGAACATCAGGCCGCATTAAAGCGTCACAACGAAAGTGAAGGAACACCTAATGACTCAGCTGTTTAAGAAAGTAGCATGTTTTACAGACATACATTTTGGTTTAAAATCTAACAGTAGCGTACACAACCAGGATTGCGAAGACTTCGTAGACTGGTATATTGCTAAAGCAAAGGAGGAAGGCTGTGATACTGGAATATTTATGGGGGACTGGCATCACAATCGTAATAGTCTTAACATCACTACTATGGACTATAGCCTTAGGGCCTTGGAAAAGTTGGGTCAAGCCTTTGATAACTTTTACTTCTTTCCTGGCAATCATGATTTATATTACAAAGATAAGCGGGATATACATTCCGTCGAGTTTGGCAAGTATATTCCTGGGATTACTGTTGTACACGAGCCTACTACTATTGGGAACGTTACGCTGTGCCCGTGGCTTGTAGGCGACGAATGGAAGTCTATTGGTAAGAAAGGTGGCAAGTATATCTTTGGTCACTTTGAATTGCCTAGCTTCTTTATGAACGCTATGGTACAAATGCCGGATCACGGTGAGATTCAATTAGACGCATTTAAAGAGTACGAGCTAGGTTTTAGCGGACACTTTCACAAGCGTCAGCAAAAAGGCAATATGGTTTATATTGGCAATGCTTTCCCGCACAACTACGCAGATGCGTGGGATGATGAACGAGGAATGATGATCCTAGAATGGGATGGTAAACCAGAATACCATAGTTGGCCTAAGCAGCCTACATTTAGAACTGTCAAGCTAAGTCAGCTTATTGACGAAGCTGACTCATTAATCTTGCCCAAGCAACATTTACGTGTTACACTAGATATTGATATCTCGTATGAAGAAGCAAGTTTTATTAAAGAAAAGTTTATTTCTGATTATGATATTAGAGAACTTACATTAATTGCTGAAAAGAAAGAAGCAGAAATTAATACTAATATTGATATCCAAGCATTTGAATCAGTTGACCAAATTGTTTCAAGTCAGCTTGTAAACATTGACAGCGATACATATAACAAAAACACGCTACTAGCGATTTATAACAGCCTATGATAAAGATTAAAGATCTAACAGTAAAAAACTTTATGAGTGTGGGCAACCAGACTCAAGCAGTAGACTTTGGTAAGGAAAACTTAACCCTTGTGTTAGGTGAAAACTTAGACCAGGGCGGGGACGATAGTGGTTCACGTAATGGTACAGGTAAAACTACCATTGTAAATGCGTTGAGTTTTGCCTTGTTTGGTAATGCGCTTACTAACATTAAAAAAGACAATCTAATTAACAAGATCAATAATAAGAACATGTTAGTTACATTATCTTTTGAAAAAGACGGGACTGACTATCGCATTGAACGGGGACGCAAACCTACACTATTAAAGTTCTACGTCAACGATCAAGAGCAAGAAACAGACGAAACTGATGATGCTCAAGGCGACATGCGAGAAACACAAAAAGATGTTGATGACTTGTTAGGCATGAGTCATGACATGTTCAAACATATTGTAGCATTGAATACTTACACAGAGCCTTTCTTAAGTATGAAGTCGGCAGATCAACGAGTAATTATTGAGCAGTTGCTAGGAATTACTTTGCTGTCAGAAAAGGCAGAAACACTTAAAGAAATGATTCGTACTACTAAAGACGAAATTCTACAAGAAAGTGCTAACATAGAAGCTACTAAAAAATCTAATGAAAAGATTCAGCTGAGTATTGATAGTTTGCTAACAAGACAAACTGCTTGGAATTCACAAAAAGAAAGCGACTTAGAAAAAATTGGTCGAGCTATTATTGAATTAGAAGATGTAGATATTACAGCTGAATTAGAAGCCCACGCATTACTAAAAACTTATACAGAGCAGGCCGCTAAACTAAAGAGCCTAAACAAAGAGCGGGCAACCTTAGAGAGCGCGACAGCGCAAGCGGAGCGAAGCGTAAAAAAATACGCGAGCGAGCTTGCCGCACTAGATGGTAAAAAGTGTCACGCCTGTGAGCAGGATCTACATGATCACAAACATGAAGAAATGTCTGCTACTGCTAAAACACACTTGGCCGATGCCGAGTCGTATGCTCTTAAGGTAGCTACTGATCTAGCTAAGATTAACAGCGAACTAACTGCTATTGGTGAGCAAACTGCTCGTCCAGACACTTACTATGACACCGTAGAAGAAGCATTAAAACACCAGAACAATCTTAAAACGCTGGAAACACAGTTAGTTGTTAAGGCTGGTGAGAATGATCCGTATCAAGAGCAAATTGACGAACTGATGGAAACTGCCCTACAAGAAATTACATGGGACACAGTTAACGAGCTTAACACACTCAAAGAACATCAAGAGTTCTTGCTCAAATTGTTGACATCCAAGGATTCGTTTATTCGTAAAAAGATCATTGATCAAAACCTAGCATACTTGAACAACAGACTCACTTACTATCTTGATCGTATGGGTCTGCCTCATACTGTAGTGTTTCAAAATGACCTAACAGTTGAGATCACCCAGCTAGGGCAAGATTTAGATTTTGATAATCTAAGTCGAGGTGAGCGTAATAGACTTATCCTTGGTCTGTCATGGGCTTTCCGTGACGTGTGGGAATCACTATATCAAGGCATTAACTTGTTGTTTGTTGATGAACTTATTGACAACGGCTTAGATGCTAGTGGTGTTGAGTCAGCGTTAGCTGTGCTTAAGAAAATGGGTCGTGAACGTAAAAAGAACATTTTCTTGATATCGCACAAAGACGAACTTATTGGTCGTGTTAACAATGTACTACGTGTTATCAAAGAAAACGGATTCACTAGCTATGCTAATGATTTAGAAGTTAACGAATAATGCAACAAGACGAAGAGCTACACGCAGAACTAATGCGGGCGTTTCGAGTATACTTTGAAGCCAATCAAACTTGGATTAACAAAGGTACTAAACGTTCCGCTATACGTCTGCGGCAAGCTCTTAGTGAAATTAGGCGAATTTGCTCCGAACGCAGAGTAGTAGTGCGTGAGTGGGCAGTAGAAAAAGAGGCACAACTTGACGCACGGGCAGAACGCCGCGCTCAGAAACAAGGCACAAAGAGGTCCAATGATGATAATTAGACTACATGACATGGTTATATCAAAATCAGATATTAGAAACACTACCGGAAGACTGCGTAGGGTTCGTCTATGTCATTACCAATAATATCTCTGGGCGCAAATATATAGGCAAAAAGTTAGCTAAGTTTAGCAAGACCACTTACAAAGTAGTCAAGTTAAAAAATGGCACTAAAAAGAAAAAGAAGATTCGCAGTAAAATTGACAGTGACTGGCGTGAGTATTATGGATCAAGTCCAAATCTTACAGCAGACATCGAGGCACTAGGCAAAGAAAACTTCACCAGAGAAATCTTATATTATTGTAACTCAAAATCAGAATGTAGTTATATCGAGGCAAGAGAACAGTTTAGTCGCAGGGTTTTAGAATCCGACGATTATTACAACGGGCACATCCAGGTCAGAGTCCACGGCTCACATATTAAGAAAAACCCCCCAGGCCAAATCAACGGTTAAAAGCTAGCGCAGGCTAATTTCTTGCGCCCTTATACCTGGACCACGTGTCGCAGGGACGGAAACTCTCTTTGCCGTAAAGAGTGCTCAGCAACTATCCTTAACAGGACGACGATCGCAAATGCCGCGGTTTTGCTGTTTGAATAGAATAAGGCCCAAAGAAGGGAGAAAAACCCTACGTTGTTATCAGTGTTAGCAGACCGATAATAACCGCCGTTGTGATAAAGACGGAGCTCGTGGTACCGGACAACCGCCACTGTAATGCTCTACTGCTAGTGTGATACGTTCAACTCAGATAATGTATTTTTAATCTTTGCCCGCCCTGGGCAAAGTGTGACTGAACAATCTAGATAATATCTAAGTGCTTCGCACTTAATAGTGTTTTAATAATTAAAGAAAAGAAGATAAGCTCGAGCTGTTAAGCGAAGAGCAGATGAACGTAGTTCATCGTTAAACTAGTATAAATACCTAATAGCGAGATAATACAAATGAAGATTTACGACATTATTAAAGAAGAAGAACAACAGGTAGACGAAGTTGTTGGACTACTACGTGCCGCGGGTAATTTTATTAAGCCGGCTGTAAGTGCTGTTGGAAAGCTAGGATCTAAAACAGCTACAAAAGCACCTAAAACTAGTTTAAGTACTAAAGTTCAAAACACAAAAGCTAATGTCGTTTCTGGTTACGGTAAGACAATGGAGTTGTCCGATGAAGCTATTAAATGGTATACTCGTTACAAAGGTATTTGGGAGCCAATTAGCGAGTACCGCGAAAATATGGCTGTGTGGGAACAGAAACTTAAGAACGGTGAAATCACTGAGAAAGAATATGAGTATGCTAGAGAAAAATATCTATCATACCTAGTTGGACGCATTGGTGCTTATGTAACAGTAAGCGGTATGATCCGTACAACTGTGTTGCCAGCAGTAGCAGGATTGAGATTATTTAGAGGTACTAGATCAGCAGGATCAACACTAAGCGTACTAGCACGTGGTGCTAACTTGTATGTTGTTACAGAATATCTAAACAGTCCAGAAGGTAAAGATCTTATAGCCAAGGCTTTTGCCGAAGGCCCGTTAGGTGATATGGTTGCGCCGTTTATAGGCGGAAGTGCCGCTAAACTGATTGACAAGCTCCAGGGCAAAGTACGTGAAAAAGATCCAGAGGACGAAGAAGCTGAAAAAGAACCAGTTAATACCTTAGCCGGTCCTGAACCTGGATATGATCCAGCAAAGCCTCAAGACCAGGATACTCCAATTAATATGGTGCGCGATCCTGCTACAGGTAAATTGCGTATTAAGACTGACTATTAAACCAGCGGCATTTGTGTAGCTTTAGTAGTTTCTAAGTTGTCTTTGATGACAGTGTACATTGCTTCGCGATCGTCAAAAGAATACGAATGTAACAATTCAGCTACCGATACTCCGCCTCTCATGTACCAGCTAATTCGCATTAGCTCTTCTTTAAATTCTGTTATTTCTTTTTCTAGCCTAACTAAGTATTCTTCAATTTCTAAGGCGTTTAACTTAATTAGGCGTTCTCGAAAAAATTAGAATTATCTAGTTCAATGGCTAGTGTGTTGGTAGTATTACAGTTTTCACATACTACTACTTGATCAGGTGTTCGCCATTCTTCTTGGTTTTGCTGATAGCGTTCTTTAATTCGATCAAATATTGTTTTGTCAGTGTTTTGTAACCATTCTAAAATAAAGTCTTTTTCACTAACCACTTGATTTGACACGTTAACACTTTCAATTCCGGATGCGATAATTTGATTTTGTAATACCGCTAGCTCCTGTAGTAGCTCCGAGACAATTTTTTTACGTTCAACGTCGTCAATAATTGCGTCTGTTTGAAATATTTTTTGACGGATTTGAAAATTTTGCTGAGAGTAATCTGTTGATTCTTTGTAGGTAATTGGTCTAATTTTTACAGTTAATTCATCTAATACAATAGAATTATTGTACTTGCATGTAGCTGTATGCTCAATAATAGTGGATAAATTAATGTCATATTCGTTTTCTGTAGAGCAGTTAGGACACACATGTTTAACGTTCATAGTGTTACCGTAGGTAGCAATACGAATAGCAGAAAGTATTAGATCTAAGTCGATTACGCTGATATCCCAAGCATCTTTAATAAAGGGACAACAGCTTTCAATAACCTTAACTGTGCTTTCTCCTGCTAGTAAAGCATCCGGTGTTTTCATTAGAATTTCATCCATGCCAGTCATACCAAATACAGGCATATGACTAGCATCTCCGGCAATAGTTCCGGGTTTATTATAGACCCCATTAGACGGCAAACCAATGAAAATCTTTGGTTGTCTAAAATACTGCTGTAACGGATTTTGTGCCATTTTCTACTCCAGATAAATATATTGTACAACTGTATTTATATGCGCAGTTTTCTAGGAAAATATAATGAGTGAACCGGTCAAACTCGATAGGGAATCGTTAGAGTCTTTAGCTGATATAATCTCTCGTCGATCGTCAGGAGGCGGCACAACCTCGTCCGGTGGTGGCGGTGGTGGATCTTCTATCCCAGCAGCCAGTGGCGCCGCATTTAAAGGTGTAATTGATTCTAGTATCAATGGATTAGGTAAGCTAGCATCCGGATCATTTACTGCGGCAGATGCGTTAGGTGTAGCAACTGGCATTATTAACAAAGTACCAGGTATTGGTGATACTATATCCAACGTAGTTGGTAAAGTTGGTACTGCTGGACTTGAACTCAATAGAGATCTTAATGAAGCGGGCAAATATGGTGTAAGTTTAAACAACGATCTTGGCATGTTTGGCAAAGGACTTGCTAATGCTCGTATGGAGTCAGGTGAGTTTGTTCGTACTTTTGAGAAAAACTCAGTTGGTCTAGGTGTACTAGGTGGAACTACTGACCGAGCAGCCAAAAACTTTTTGGCTCTGGCTAAAGACTTCCAAGAAAATCCTATAGCTAGACAACTACAAGAAACTGGTGTTGCTGCCAGTGAAATGAACGGATTCTTAGTACAGCAATTATCTAATAGACGAACATTAGACATTACCGATGCCAACGCACGGAAATCAGCAATTGAAGCAACATTGTCATTGAATCTTGAAATGGATGCGCTGGCACGTCAAACTGGTAAGAGTCGCCAAGCGCAGATGGACGACTTGAAAAAAGAACAGTCCAAGGCTGAAGTTCAAGCGATGTACTTACAGCTGGGGGAAAAAGGTAGACAACAGTTTGACGCAATGCAAGTCGCAATGGGTCCTTTAGGTTCTGGCGCTAGAATGTTAGCTAGTGAAATTGCTACAGGCGGAGTAAGATCTAAAGAAGGTGCCGCACAATTAGCAGCCATGGGGCCAGCAGCCGCTAGCTTCCAGGCTGCAGTTAAACAGCAAATGGCCGCAAGAACTGAAGAAGAGAAACTAGCGGCCGCGGCGGCAATGAAACGTGCCCAACAAGAAATTACAGCGTATCAAAAAACTGATCAATATTTAAGCATGGTACGTGTAGATCGAGAAACTGATATTGGTAAAGCACGAGCTCAACAGTTAGTAGAAAATCAATATATTAATTCTGAGCTTGCCGCTGAAAAAGAAGGTCGAGGAAAGACACAAGCAGAGATTGAAGCGGCTAGAAAGAAAGAAATTGCCGAAGCACAGTCCGGCAAACAAACAAAAGCACTAGACGGTACTGCTGACGGCAGTAAAGCTGGAAAAGCAATTAACGAAAGTAAAATTGTAGCTCAGGATATTAGAGCAGGCATGGGGCCATATTTTGAAAAAGCCAATGACCTCGCAGGTAAAAGTGTTGACTATCTAAAAGAGATCAGCAACAATACACCAAAACTTAAAGCTATAATGAGCCAAGGTAACTCTGAAGAAAAAACAGCTCAATTTAGAGATGGCATGAGAAGTCTAACACCCGATGCGTTACTTGGCCCAACTGCTAGTAGCAATCCTGCTAATCGACCTGCCGGCATGCCAAGCGTTACACAAAAGATGGAAGGCCGTGCTGATGGTTCGTTAGGTAGTGTAGGCAAGTTAATTGAAGACTTTGGCAAAGGTACTCCAATGATGTTACACGGTAAGGAAGGTGTTATTACCGAAAAGCAACTTAAAGATATTGTAGGCCAAACAGCTAGCATGAGTAAAAAAGCAACCGCGGCTCCACAGAATGTTATGGGACAATTTGGTCCTATGATTAGTGACATGCAGACTCAAATGAAAACAAAACTAGTTGAAGCCCAAGCACAAATGCCTACAATTGAAAGTATGAAAGGCATGTTTGGTGGTATGGGAATACCACAAAGCGCACCGCCTACTGAAGCACCTCCAGCGCCTACAGGCGGTAATAACGCTACTCTAAATGATGTGGTTGGTAGCTTAGATAGGTTAAATACTGTGATGGCGCAACTCTTAAGTCAAAATGACGAGCTAGGCCGCCTACAAATAAGGGCTACTAAGAGCACATCTGGCAACAGATTGGCAGCATAAGGATAATAGATGAGTTGGAAAAAATACTTTACACCTGTACCAGTTGATGGACAAATTAGTCCAGTGTCAGGAGCCAACATGTCTAAAGCCGGCCCTGCTAAAACAAATTATTCAAGCTATTTGCCTGATGTATATTCAGGTAGTCCAAATCGAGTTGAACGATATCAGCAGTACGAAGTAATGGACAGTGATCCAGAAGTTAATGCCGCATTAGATATTCTAGCAGAATTTTGTACACAAAAATTAAAAGACGGTAAAACTCCATTTAGCTTAGGATGGAGACATAAAGCTACTAACACTGAAATTAAAATTTTAGGTGAGTACTTACAACAATGGTGTAAACTACAAAAGTTTGACACACGTATTTTCCGTGTAATGCGCAACACATTCAAATATGGTGATGCGTTTTTTGTTAGAGATCCAGAAACACAAAAATGGAACTATGTAGATCCAAGTAAGATTACTAAAGTTATTGTAAATGAAAGCGAAGGTAAGAAACCTGAGCAGTATGTGATTAGAGATTTAGCTCCTAACTTGATGAGTTTAGTAGTTACGCAAATTACACCTAACATTAACACTCCGAACATGCAAGGTGGTGGTAGCGGTGGTTACTTAGGACAAGGCGCCGGCGCCAAGACTAACAACGGCCCATGGCAAAGTGGTTCAACAGGTGGTCGATTCTCAATGGGTGTTACTGAACACGCAGTTGGCGCAGAACACGTGATCCATCTAAGTTTATCAGAAGGATTGGACAATAACTATCCGTTTGGTAACAGTCTTTTAGAAAATATCTTTAAAGTTTACAAGCAAAAAGAATTGCTTGAAGATGCTATTTTAATCTATCGTATACAACGTGCTCCAGAGCGCAGAGTATTTCACATTGACGTTGGTAATATGCCAAGTCATATGGCCATGGCATTCGTAGAGCGTGTCAAAAACGAAATCCATCAAAGACGTATTCCTAGCCAAACCGGCGGTGGACAAAACGTTATTGATTCAGCTTATAATCCACTAAGCATTAACGAAGACTATTTCTTCCCGCAAACAGCAGAAGGTCGTGGATCAAAAGTTGAAACACTTCCAGGCGGAACTAACCTAGGTGAGATTGACGACTTAAAATACTTTACTAACAAGTTATTCCGTGGTTTAAGAATTCCATCAAGCTATCTGCCAACGGGCGCAGATGATAGCCAAGCATCATATAATGACGGTCGCGTTGGCACAGCATATATTCAAGAACTACGTTTTAACAAGTATTGTGAAAGATTACAATCACTAGTTTCTAGTGTGTTTGACGAAGAATTTAAGATGTACATGTATTCACGTGGTGTGAATATTGATGCTAATCTATTTGAATTAAAGTTTAATCCTCCATTAAACTTCGCAAGTACACGTCAAAGTGCGTTAGATGCTGAACGTATTAACACATATAATACAATTCAAGCAGTGCCTTACATGTCAAAACGTTTTGCTATGAAGCGATTCTTAGGTTTAACAGACGACGATGTAGCAGAAAACGAACGCATGTGGGCTGAAGAGAATGGCAAAGGTATGCCAACATACACTGACAGTGCTGGTGAATTACGATCAGCAGGTATCAGTGCCGCAGGTATTGAAGGCGACCTCGGCGCCGCAGGCGATATGACAGCACCGGATGATATGGAAGGTGACATGCCAGCAGATGCCGCTGTAGACGGTATGGCAGGAGCTACCGCTGCCCCAACTGCACCTCCAGTAGCATAAATATTATCATGATCCTACGCGAATTATTTTATATTGACCCCGATACACGACATGTGGCTAACGATATGCGTTATAGCCCCAATCGTGACCAGTCAACTATGCGCAGAGACGACACCCGTAAGACTAGATTAACCTTACGTCAAATTAACGAATTACGCAAGAGCAGTGAAGCACATATACTTGGACAAGAACGAGAGTTAGAGTTCATTGAAGCAATGTATAAAGCACCAGCGGCACCTCCGGCATAAATATCACGAACTTTTTAAAAACGAGTCGTTTTCCGGCTATATTATACCACTTTTGTAACATAAGTGTAAATATATTACAGCCTTGTATAACCATCATTCACAGGAGATAAGAACAATGACTGACCGTACGCAATTTGAAGCCATGCTTGAGGCGTTGATCAATGAAGATCAAGAAACAGCAAAAGAAATTTTCCACAATATCGTAGTCGCAAAATCACGCGAAATTTACGAAGAATTACTAGCAGAAGACTTTGATCTAGAAGAAACTGGCAAACCAGTTGATGAGCCAGAAGAAGACGTTGAAGAAGCATTTGGTGCTGACGACGAAGAAGGTTCTGAAGATGACGGCGAAAGTGATGACGTAGGCGGCGACGCTACTGATGACTTCGTATCAGACATCGACGACGAAGAAGGCGAAGAAGAAGGCGATGGCGAAGGTGAAATTGAAGACCGCGTTATGGACCTAGAAGACGCTTTAGACGAATTAAAAGCAGAATTTGAACAATTAATGGCCGGTGAAGAAGGCGACGACATGGGTGACGAGTTCGGCGGCGACGACATGGGCGACATGGATGACGAGTTTGCGCTAGGCGAACCAGACGAAATGGCTCCAATGGATCCAACAATGACCATGGAATATGTTAATAAAGTAGCTCTTCCAAAGCACGGTGACAACGGTGTTAACAACAAGTCAATCGTAGCTAAGAAGAACGATATGGGCGGTACAACTGCTAACATCGCTAAGTCATTCTCAACAGAGAAGGGCGGTACAGAAGGCGGTTTAGCTAGCCCTAAAGCTGGTGACTTAACAAGTGGTTTAGGTACAATCCATAACCGTGTTGATTCTAAAGCTGGCAAGACAGCATTTAAAAAGAAAGAGCCAGGTCACGGCGCTGAGAAGAAAGGCGCAGCCGACACAGCTCCAGATAAAAAGAGTTTAATCGGATCACGTAAGTAATCTATGTTATATCTTCGAGAAAACCTTAGCTTCACTGAAGCGAAACTTGTTGTCGAGTCTGATGACAAAGAGGGTAAGAACCTATACATGTCCGGGATTTGTATCCAGGGCGGTATACGTAACGCTAACCAGCGTGTTTACCCTGTGAATGAGATTGGCAAGGCTGTCAAAACCCTGAACGATCAGATTCAAAACGGTTATAGTGTTCTTGGAGAAGTAGATCACCCAGATGATTTAAAGATTAATTTGGACCGTGTGTCGCATATGATTACTAATATGTGGATGGATGGTCCAAACGGTTACGGTAAATTGAAAATTTTACCTACACCAATGGGACAACTAATTCGCACCATGCTTGAAAGTGGTGTGAAATTAGGCGTATCAAGCCGCGGATCCGGAAACGTCAAAGATGACGGCTCCGGTGAAGTATCAGATTTTGAGATTATCACAGTAGATATGGTAGCTCAACCTAGTGCTCCAGGAGCATATCCTACACCAATTTATGAACACCTCATGGGAACACGTGGTGGTTATAATGCCTTACGCATAGCGGAAGAGGTTAAGGGAGATCCTAAAGCACAGAAATATCTCAAAGAGAGCTTATTAGCGATAATAAGCAAACTCCAATAATAAGGAGAATCACATGTTGGATGCACTAAAAAGTTTATTTGAAAACAACGTGATTTCTGAAGAGATCAAAGAGTCTATTGAGTTAGCGTTCGAAGCCCGTATCAACGAAGCTAAAGAACAAGCTACTCAACAACTACGCGAAGAGTTCGCTCAACGATATGAGCACGACAAGAACACAATGATTGAAGCTGTTGATCGCATGATTACAGATAACCTTTCACAAGAACTTGTTGAATTTGCAGACGACCGTAAGCAATTAGCTGAAATGAAGGCAAAGTATGCTGTTAAGATGAGAAATGACGCAAATGTAATGAAGGAATTTGTTACACGTCAATTAGCATCTGAAGTAGCAGAACTGCACGAAGATCAAGTAGCTATGGCTTCTAAATTCGGCGCATTAGAACAATTTGTAGTAGAGGCTCTTGCTCAAGAAATTACAGAGTTTTACAAAGACAAACAGGACTTAGCTGAAACTAAAGTCCGTCTAGTCCGTGAAGGACGTGAAGAGCTTAAGAAAGTTAAGCAACAGTTCGTAGAACGTGCTGCAGGAATGGTTGATCAAGTTGTTAGCGAGAGCCTAAGCTCAGAACTAACAGCATTGAAAGAAGACATTGATGCCGCTCGTCGTAACGATTTTGGTCGCAAGTTGTTCGAAGCTTTTGCTTCTGAATACCAAACTAGCTACCTTTCTGAGAAATCAGAAACTGCAAAATTACTCAAAGTCATAGACATTAAAGAGCTAGCTATTGCTGAAGCACAAGTTGCCGCAGAAGAAGCACAAGCCCTAGTAGAAAGTAAAGAAGCAGAAATTGCCGCTCTTAAAGAGTCGCAAGAAAGAAAAGCAATCATGAATGAATTACTAGCTCCGCTAAACACAGAGCAAAAAGACATCATGGGTGAATTAATGGAGAGTGTGAAAACATCAAGACTTGTAGAAAGTTTTGACAAGTATCTACCAGCTGTAATCGCCGGTAAAGCTCCGCAGAAGAAACAGGCACTTGTAGAGGCTAAAGAAATTACAGGAAACAAAGTTTCCAACAGCAATCGTAGCAGCGAGGATGATGGTAATATCATCGATATCCGTCGCCTTGCTGGACTAAAAATTTAAGGAGAAATTTAAATGTCAGAACTACTAAATGGCCGTTGGGCAGAAACTAAAGAAGCTCTTTTAGAAGGCCTTCAAGGCACTAAAAAATCAGTTATGGGCGTTACACTAGAGAACACACGTAAGTATCTAGTTGAATCACCTACAGCTGGTGCCACTTCTGCCGGCAACGTCGCAACATTAAATCGCGTGATTCTACCAGTAATCCGTCGTGTTATGCCAACAGTTATCGCTAACGAGTTGGTTGGTGTACAACCAATGACTGGCCCAGTTGGACAAATCCACACTCTACGTGTTCGCTACAGCGATACATCAAGCGGTGCTGGCGTTGTTGCTGGTGAAGAGGCATTGAGCCCATTCAAGATCGCTGAAGCTTACTCAGGTAATGAGGCAAGCCCAGCTAAGGCAGCGTCTACAGCTACACTAGAAGGTGCAGCAGGTAAGCGTATGTCAATTCAAATCTTGAAACAAACTGTAGAAGCTAAAACTCGTAAGTTATCAGCTCGCTGGACTTTCGAAGCTGCACAAGATGCACAAGCCCAACAAGGTATTGACATCGAAGCAGAAGTTATGGCTGCTTTAGCTCAAGAAATCACTGCTGAAATCGACCAAGAAATTCTACAATCTTTAGATAGCTTGGCTGGTACAGCTTCAGAAACTTATAACCAAGCCGCTGTTAGCGGTACTGCAACTTTCGTTGGTGACGAACACGCTGCATTAGCTGTTCAGATCAATCGCGTAAGCAACTTGATCGCTCAACGTACACGTCGTGGTGCTGGTAACTGGGCCGTAGTAAGTCCATTTGCTTTAACAATTTTACAATCTGCTACTACTAGCGCATTTGCTCGTACAACAGAAGGTACATTTGAAGCACCTACAAACACTAAGTTTGTTGGTACATTGAACTCAGCAATGAAAGTGTATGTTAACACATACGCCGCTGACAATTCAGCTGTTTTAATCGGTTACAAAGGTTCAAGCGAATCAGATGCGGCAGCATTCTATTGCCCATACATTCCATTGATGTCTTCTGGTGTTGTGCTAGATCCATCAACATTCGAACCAGTAGTAAGCTTCATGACACGTTATGGATATGTTGAGTTGTCAAACACAGCATCTTCATTAGGTAATGCAGCTGACTACCTAGGTAAGGTTGCTATCACTCACGGTAACGTGAAGTTTAGCTAATCAAACCTCGAGTTTGTTACTAAGCAAGGGCACTTCGGTGCCCTTTCTCTTGGGCAGATAAATACTTGGTATGACTTACATGGTGTAAGTTTTATGCGGAAATCCAACCGCGTATGGCCTAGAACGCCATCTTTCTTAAGGAGAAAACAAAATGGGACGTCCTTTAACTAAAACAAAACTTGACGGTATTGAGTGCGAAGCACAAATTGGTTCTGGTGGTTCAGAACTTTTAACAGGTTCTATTGTTAAACAAGTTAGCACACGCCGTTACAAAGTAACAACTACTGACGGTACAGCAGTATGTACACTAGTACAAACAGCTGACCTCGGTGCTAACGAAATGAGTATTATTGCTACAGACAGCACAAATGCTACATACTTTGTTAGCAAACTAACAGGTAAGAGAGCAACACTTACTCGTCTAACAGAATCAGACGGTGGCGGTTCAAGCCCTCCTGCTACTGGTTGGATCTATGTTACAGATTCTTCAGCTCCTTGGACAACAGGTGCCGCAACAGGTAACGTTGTATCTATCGCTCAGAAGTAATTGATTTATCAATCAAACAAAAAGGACCTTTGGGTCCTTTTTTGTTGACTACACCATGTCACCATGCGGACTATCTGCCCGCAGTACCCTAACTTTTTCATGTCCTACTTGTATCAAAGGATCAGCCCACACATCGATACCTAGCTTTTTTACTCTATTAACGAAACTACCGTCTTCTGCCTCAAACCATAAGACATCTCCATCGTCGTGTGCTGTGGGGAAGAACCACGGGTACTCTAACTGTTCAAAGACTCCACGTTGTACAGCCATAAATCCCATACCGCATTCTTGAACTTTAAAGCGTTCGCCACTAAAATCAACATCTTCTCGAGTAAGCCATTTACAGTTATCACGAGTTTTTTCTGTGTATACACTTACATTGTAATGTTTGTTGTCATTCATTAATACCATGCCGGTAACAATTTTGTGGTCAGCATTAGTTAGTAGCTGTGCTATATCTTCAGGATCCCATACTTGATCACTATCTATCCAAATTATCCAATCGTAGTGAACATTCCCGCCAAAAGGTTTAAGCGTCTTAGGGCTAGTTCTACTTCCGCCCATTAATTGATTACGGCAGTGATATATGATTGGTATGTAGGTCATACTAACATCGTAATCAATATCCATGTCGTGACACCATTGTAAGGTGCGTGTCCAACTAGTCAAAAACGACTTACTAAACATATTTCCTGGTATGCAAAATATTAGTTTCATGTTATTCCTAAATTAATTATGTGAGTATTTAACTGTAACGCTGTTAGCTAGAAAAATTTCTCTATATTAGCTTTTTCGTTATCTGCTAAATACTGTACAGTAGCTTATTAGGGACAGCAGTCTCTAACAGTAAGGATAATACATGTCTAAGATATTAAAAGTTAGCGAAAGCAATTATAGAGTACAAGTACAAGAAGGCGGTACTATTACTCTTGATACTGGTACAGATAACGGTATCGTAATTGTCACGGGTGATTTAAGAGTAATGGGTAACACTACTACTATTGACACCGCTAATATGACTATTGAAGACAACATTATACTTTTAAACAAAGGCGAAACGGGCGCCGGTGTTACAGAAGGTACCTCAGGATTAGAAATTTCGAGAGGTACGCTTGATAATGCTCAATTGTTATTTGACGAATCATTGACTCACTGGGATCAAACCCTAGCAGGCGGTCGTGGATCTGGCTTAGGCGGTGCTGATGCTAATGGTACATTTGTTTTACAAACAGATGCTGGTACTTTATCAAGTTTAAAAGTAGCAGGTATTGTTGCTCCTGAAGATTTAGACTTAACATTTGACTTAAGAAACAAACCGTACGCTTTACGTATTGCTAATGCTGATGCTACTGCGTATTCAAGTCGTGTGTTTGTGGGATTAAACGTTACAGAAGTTAACGATAATTTAATTCCAAACAGAAAGTTTATTACACAATACGTTTCAGCATCTGGATTAACCAGCGGTATGGCTGACGTAGATAAAATTTATAAAACTAACGGACTAGCACCAGTTGCTGGCGGTGTTATTCAAACTGAAGTTTTATCATCATTAACAAAAATTGAATTTTTAGTACGCTCAGGATCACCTAGCGCATTAAACACTCGCGCAGAAATTAACTCTGCTGGATTGTTTGTTGACAACGTTAACACGTTCTTAAATACAGTACAAACAAAACCAGGCAGTGCGGCTACGTTATTACTCAGAGGCGATAGTCAAAACGTTGAAGTTGATTCATACTTTAACTTAACCAATCAAATTACTACACCGTTAGCACAAAGCGGTCGCAATAAAATATTCTCAAGAGCTGTAACAGGCCCAGGTAAAACGGGATTATTTTTTACAAACACTACTACAGCCGATGAGCTGGTTGCTAAAAATAGAGCACTATTGTTTAGCATGTTATTTTAAGGATAGAACATGGCAATTACCAACGCAAAAATTACAACATCTTCGGCAGCAATATACACTAGCCCATCTAATACGTCTAATGCGATTACTACCGTTATCATTTGTAACAGAAAAGTATTTGATCCATTAAATCCTACAGACAATACTGCTAAGTTATCATTATATGCTGTTCCAAGTGGCGGATCAGCAACTTCTCCAGCAATAGAAACTATCATTGTAAACGAATTAGTTATTCCAGCAGGCGAAACTGTAACATTTGACCAAGAAAAGATGGTATTAGCAGACGGCGATATGTTAGTTGCTAAAGCAGATGTAGGTTCAACTGGTGACCCTACACTAGTAGCAACAGTAAGCACATTGGTGGTATAAGATGAGATTTTTAAAAAGACAAGTTATCAATCGCCGAGCACCAGCAGACGGCAGACTTGTTGTTGATGTTAACAACGGTGTTGTTATGGATACAACAAATAGTTTACGGTTGCCAAGAGGTACTGGTGATCGTTTATACGCAATTGGCGAGCCTGAAAATCAAAGACCAATCGAACCAGAAGTTGGCATGATCCGTTATAATACTTCATACGATCAAGTAGAAGTATACCAAGGAACTGGCGCTCAAGCTAAATGGAGAGCTTTACGTTTTCAAGAATCTGGCAACATTGTACAACAAGACTTAGGTGTTGGTGACTTTGTTGAAGTATTGTTTGGGCCGTTAAACCCTCCTCCAGGATTTGTATATGGTTATACAACTGGCGGCGGCGGAAGCGGACCTGGTGATGCTCCTCCAATACAGAATAATGGCACATGGTCCGGCTCTAACATTCTAGTTTTTGTTGAAAACGTATTTCAAATTTACAATACTAACTATACAATCACAGTAAATCCGCCAGGATTTAAACCAGGCGGCGGAAGTATTCCGTACGATCCAGGTTCATACATTACTTTTGATTCTGCTGTACCTACTGGAAAGTCTGTTACTGTATTACACGGCTTCGATAGCTAAGGATTAAAACATGGGCGCAGAATTAGGCAGAATAAGCGGCCCGCTACTGTCAGCAAACTTGCTACGACAAGGTGTTGACCTTGCGTTTGAAACTGATCTTTTATATTTAAAAGTATCTCCAGCAATATCACGAGACCCTAATGAGGATGGCGATGGCAATCCACAGGCAGGTCCTCATGCTATTGGTATTCACAATGACGGTCCTGCCTACGATTTAGATATCCTTGGCACAACTAATTTTAATAATCTAATTGCGTTAACTAGCGCAAACTTAGCAAACTTTACAATTAGTGTCGCAACTATTGCCAACGCCGTTGGCAATATTACAATCAGTCCTAATCAATTATTAGATCCAACAGTAGCTACTAATCAATTACAAGTTGGCAATCTTAATTTCTTTGATAGAACTGTATTAAACACAACTGTTGACGCTAATCTTGTATTAGATCCTGCTGGAGCAGGACAAGTTGTCTTTAATACAACTAGAGTTAATGTAAACGGTAACTTACACGCCACTGGAGACATTACCTGGGACGGAAATATTACCTTTGGTAATAATAATCTTGATAGTGTTGACTTTAATTCAGACTTTACAAGTGATATTATTCCAGACGCACCTAATCAATATGACTTAGGTTCGTTTAATAAACAATGGCAAACTTTAAGAACTAATACTCTTGTTACAGATCTGGTTACTACTGACGGTTTAACTATCAACGGTATTGATTTACTAACTACTCAGGGTAAAATTATATATGTTGCTCAGAACGGCAGTGATACAAACACCGGAGTACATCAACATTCGCCATTCAGAACAATTAAACATGCGTTAAGTGTTGCCCAAGCTGGAGATGAAGTTAATTTATTTCCTGGAATATATCAAGAAATATTTCCTTTAACTGTCCCAGTTGGTGTACATGTTAACGGAGTTAGTTTGCGCAGTACTACAGTTATGCCAACAGCGGCAACCAATCGTAATGATGCGTTTTTACTCAACGGAGAAACTACTGTTAGTAATTTAACTGTTAGAAATTTTTATTACGATAGTGTAAATGATACAGGATACGGTTTTAGACTAGCACCTAATTGTAAGGTTACTACTCGTAGTCCGTATGTACAAAACGTATCTGTACTAAATCGCGGTACCCTAACAGATAATCGAGCAATACTAGACGGCGGCAACGCTGTTACTATTTTATTTGATGCTATCCTAGAAGGCGGAACAGCATTTTCAACTTACGTTGATGAATTAAACGGCGGCCCAGCTAGTCTTAGCGCAGGTCTTGGGTTTGTTTCTGGCGATGCTGGCCGCGGAGCACTAGTTGACGGCGCAGTTGTACATCCTAACAGCAAAGAAGCAACAATATTATTCCACAGCGTGACATTTATTGTTCCAAATGCTGACGGTATTACTGCTAAGAATGGTGCTAGAGTTGAATGGTTAAACTCATTTACCTACTTTGCTAATAAAGGCATATACCTAACAGAAGGAACTGCCGGCTTTGCTGGCTTAGGTCTACGATTTGGTGCTGAAATGCGAAGCATTAACTCTGCTAACGTCTACGGAAATTACGGAGCAGTAGCAGACGGCCCAAGTACATTGGGATATCTAATTGGACATAACTTTGGATATATTGGTACAGGTGCCGATAGTCAAAACGATCCGCGATTAGTAATACAAGCAAACGAAGTAGTGGCAACTAATAGCGCCGAGTTGTATTACGATAGTATGGACCACAAAGGCGACTATCGTGTAGGTGACATTTTTTATGTTAGCCAAGAAACTGGCCGCATTTCATTTAACGCACAGCGTATTGATTTTTCATCTCAAGGAAGCATTGTATTAGAAGGAGCCGGCGGCATAACAATAGTTGATGCTACTGGTATTCAGAATAGTAATATTAGAATATACGATAACAACATTGATTCTTTATCAGGCCCTGTTAACTTTTCAGCAATTAGCGGCAATACATATCTAAACACTGACGTATTTGTTACTGGCGCAATGAACATTTCTAATAATGTATTTGTAGACGGCAACGTATTTTTAGGAAATGATCCGTTAGATTTGATCACAGTTGCTCCTAACTTAACAGAAACAATTGAACCTAGACTTAATAACACATACTCTTTAGGATCTGATAATGGGGTTGCTCCCAAACGTTGGGACGTTGCGTACCTTAGCCGTTTAAATATTGACGCAATTACACAAATTGATAGTAATACTATCAGTACGTTAACTAATGATTACGATTTAAGATTTGTAGCTGCCGGTACTGGCAAAGTTATTGTAAGCTCAACTGATGTACAAGTTGATAACGATTTAACAGTTGATGGAACGTTTACAGTTAACGGTACTAGCACGACCCAAGACACCGATATTACGGGCGATGTAATACAAACAGGTAATATTGTACAAACTGGTGATACTATCATTGACGGCGATCTCCAAACAAACAACTTAACAGTTACAAATACTGCTTATTTGCTTGTGCCTGACATTAAATTTATAGGTAACGCAGTCCAAGCAACTACAACTGATGATGACATTGTGTTTAATGGAACAGGCACGGCAGGCGTAGTATTAGACCAACGATTAAAAGTTAAAGACAATGACATTAGCAACGTGTGGGCAAGTGCTACTACAGATTTTCAAAAGAGTGTTCAACTAACGCCAAACGGCACCGGAAATCTTGTAATAAACTCTAATCGTTCAGTTACAATTCCCTACGGTAATAACACAAATAGAGCAATGTATAGCGTAGGTGAAATTAGACAAAATAGCACATCTAATTGGTATCAAGGATACTTACCAACGGGCAATGTTAGCTTTAATAACTTGTTTGATAGCGATCTAAACACCTATATTATTCCAGAACTAACCCCGGGCGCAAACGATAACACATTAAGATTTGGTATTAATGGTGTTGAAAGAGCAACAATTACATCGACTAAATTAACTACTCCTAAACTTGTAGTTGATTCTATTGACATGTCTGGCAACACGATACATAACAATACTAGTGACCTTGACTTGTTTATTACTCCTAACGGGACAGGCTCTGTTAATGTTAATAATATTTTAATTAACGGAAATTCAGTTACTAATCAAGTTGCTGGAGCAATAACTCTAGTAAGTACTGGAACTGGCTACATTAAATTTGGCGGCACTGGAGCAGTAAGATTGCCCATAGGCGACGATAGCGGAAGAAGAGCCGCACCGGAGCGCGGTGAAATACGTTATAACGAAGCTCGCACTTATATGGAAGTATTCAACGGCACAATCTGGATACCAGCAGTTGGTACTCTAGGAGCTGCATCTCTCAACGACGTGATGGAAATCTTTGATTTCTGGAGCCTCACGCTCGGTTAAAAACCCAAACAGCTAAATACTATTACTGTAAAAGTTGACCAAACTTTTACGATACTCAACTGTGGTAAACCCGCAATGTAAGGTGGTTAACCGTGAAACACGGGGTAATTAGGAGAGCTCATGGCTGTTGGTCGAATTTCCGGTCCGCTCTTAAAGGCTAATCTCTTACGAGATGGAGTTCCGCTTGCCTTTGAGACCGACCTACTATATCTTGATGTCGTTAATGGCCGAGTTGGTATTAAAACGGCTTCTCCTGATTACGATTTAGATGTCAACGGTACAGCTCGTACTACAAACTTAATAGTTCCAACTAACGCTGATATTGCCACGTTTACATTTAACGGCAATACTATTTCTAGCACTGCCGGACAAATTAATATCAACCCAAGTACAGGCAATGCTGTACTGTATCAAGCAAAGTTACGTGTAAACAATAACTTAGAAATTTCTAGCAACTCTATTAAAACTACAGTTGCTGATGACGATTTAGAATTAAGCACTCTCGGCACAGGCCAAGTACAGATCAACAGCAACGTGCTAGTTGATGGCGACTTACACGCAACAGGTAGCATTACTGCTGACGGTAGTATTACCATTGGTGATTCAAATACTGACAGCATTATCTTTAATGCTGATATTGCTAGTAACATTGTACCTGACGCAAACAACACTTATGATCTAGGTGAAGTAGGTAAAGAATGGCGCACATCATATATTCAAGATGTACAGACTACAACGCTTAGTGCCGCAAATATACAAGTTAACGGTATTGATCTAGCATTACCGCAAGGCAATATTATCTATGTTGCTAAAAACGGTAACGATACAAATGCTGGCCTACACGAAAACAATCCAGTTGCTACAATTGAACATGCGTTTACATTAGCAACCGCTGGCGACACAGTTTATGTATTTCCAGGAGTATACGAAGAACGTTTTCCACTAGAAGTGCCTCCGGGAGTTACAGTACACGGTACTAGTTTACGCTCAGTAACAATCAAGCCAACAGCGGCAACTATGTATTATGACGCTTTTCACGTAAACGGCGAAGCTACTGTAGAAGATTTTACCATCATGGGATTCCACCATGACGCAACAGGAACACTTCCAGAGTTTACTGATAACAGTCAAGGAACTGGTCACGCATTCCGTTTTAGTTCAAATACAACAACTAAAACTCGTAGTCCTTACATTCGTAATATTACAGTAATAACGTTTGGTACTGCTAGTGTGTTAGCTATTGACGGACAAGTAACCGAAACGATAGACGGACTAACTAGAATTAAAAGCATCATAGATGAGATTGTAACCAACGGAACTGTTGTAAAGACTCCGGGCAACTCACAAGATCCGGTCACTGGCGTAGCTAGTGATGCTGGTACTGGTACTTTGCTACAAGGGTTAATTGATGATGTTATTCATATTATCAATAACGGCACGCTAAAGGCTAATCTTCCAACTATTACAGCTAACGGTACAGCAGTAACATCGGGTATGTTATATAATGCCGCAGTACTATTAGAAGCAAACAGAGCATTTATCAAAGAAGAAATTACTGCGTATGTAACAGCTACATATCCAAGTCCTGGATTTACATATGATATAGCAACATGCCAACGTGACATGGGTTATATTTTAGACGCAATGATTTATGATATTGTTCGCGGCGGCAACGAACATACTGTATACGCAGGTCTAGCACATTGGGTACAACCAGAAAACGATCCTCGAGGTTATGGAAGAGGCGATGCTGGCCACGGCGCTCTAATTGACGGATCTGCTGTGACAGCAAACAGTACTTCAGCCTCAATGTTATTCCACTCAGTGACATTCATTACTCCTGCCGCTGATACATTGATTGCTACCAACGGCGCCCGTGTTGAGTGGCTAAACTCATTTACATACTTTGCTGGCAAAGGTCTATACATATATTCAAGTGAAGCAGGTTTTGCTAATGCTGGTAAAACACGTTTGCGTATTAATACTCGCGTTGGTACATGGGCAGTTGGCAATACTGTAAGTTATTATGACACTGACGGCACTACGCTATTGGCATCGGGTGTTATTGAAGCTGTTGATGGTAACTACGTTGATCTAACTGGCCGTTGCTTGGGCTTTGAAACTGTTACCGATAGAACACCAACTACAATTTATGTACAAGGTAATGCTAAACTATCAACAACACAAAAGAAATTTGGAGTATCAAGTTTAGTATTAGACGGTAACGGCGATTATATTTCAGCCTTACCACAACCAGATTTTAACTTTGGTACAGGCGACTTCACTTTAGAATGTTGGGTTTATCCAACAGCAGTTCCTACCGCAGGGCAATACTCGTTTGTCATGGGACAAAGTGCCGCCGGCGCTGGCAACAGTAGTTGCGGACTATATCTAGGAAGTAGTGCTGGCACTATATACTTGTACTCATTTGGCACATTTGGAACAATTAACGGCGCCGCAGTTGCTGCCAATGCCTGGAGCCACATTGCTCTTACAAGAGAAGGCAACAGCTTTAAGTTATGGATTAACGGTACACAAGCTGGGTCAACATTAACGTATGCTGGCGCAATGACCAGTGCTACAACAACAAACTTTACAATTGGCGGGAACGCAGGATTTAATTTATATTTCACAGGATATATTGATGATGCTCGAGTATCTAAAGGTATTTCAAGATACTCAACAACATTTACAGCACCTACAGTTCCGCTAACTGGTGACTTGTCAACAGTATTGTTATTACACTTTAATGGTGCTAATAACTCAACAACAATGTTAGATGACGGTATTACCTTCCAAGATTTGAGAACTAGCGCAGGCGGAACAGCAAGCATCATTAACTTTGCCGACTACTCACAGTTTGGTGCTGAAGTTCGTGCTATTGGTTCTGCTAACGTATACGGTAATTATGGCGCATACGGTGACGGCCCTGGTGTCATTGCTTATCTAGTATCGCAAAACTTTGCCTATGTTGGCGCTGGAAGTTTAACTACAAACGATCCTAATGATCGTATAGATGCTAACGAAGTTGTTGAACTTAACGGTGCTAAAATATATCGCACATCAGTTGACAACGAAGGTAATTTTAGAGTTGGTGATAATTTTTACGTTAATCAGAAGACTGGTGAAGTATTATTTGATAACCAAGCAGTTAGTGTAACATCTGTAGAAGGTGTTGTGTTTACAGACGGTGTTAACACAACCACACTAACCCCAACAGATATTACTACTGGTAACATTCGTATTAGCGGTAATACAATTAGTAGCTTGTCCGGCGACATCAATGTGTCGTCTGCTAGTGGCGCAATTAATTTACAAAATACAACATACGTTACTGGTGACTTAGACATTACCGGCGACCTAACCATCGGCGGCAATATTCAAATTGGCGACCAAACAACTGATACAATTAGCTTTGTTGGCGGAATCAACAGCGATTTAATTCCAGCAACTAATACAACTTATGATTTAGGTACATCTAGCTTACGTTGGAACAATGCGTACTTGAGTCGTATTGAAGTTGATGGAGTTGTTATTGACAGTAATACAATCAGCACAACTGTGGGCAATGATGATTTAAGTCTAGTTGCCAACGGTACTGGTCGTGTTTACATTCCAAGCAACGATGTACAAATTAATCAAAACTTAACTGTAACTCAAAACTTTACAGTTAGTACAGGAACAAGTTATTTAAAAAATATTGGTGTAACTGGAACTATTACACAAACCGGCGACTTTAATCAAACTGGTAATTTTACTACTAGCGGCACAGTACAATCAGATAACTTAACAGTCACCGGTACTATAACATTACCAGAATTACAAATTAGTGCTAACACTATTTCAACAAAAGTTGCTGGCACAGATTTAAATCTTACTGCTAACGGCACTGGTAATGTTGTATTTGAAGGTATCAGAGTAACTAATAATGATATTCAAAGTACTGTTACTAATTCTAATATTACTTTAACTCCACAAGGTACCGGTACTGTAATTGTTAACAGCAATCAAAGTATTCAAATACCTGTAGGTACAACACTACAACGTCCAGGCGTGGGTGTAGCAACTAACGGTATGATCCGTTATAACACTGACCTTGGCGAATATGAAGGTTACAATAATGGTTACTGGTTAAAACTTGGTGGCGTTGCTGACGCAAGTCGTAATACACGCATCCTTCCAGAGCTAACACCTGGATCAAACAACAATACGTTATACTTTTATGCTAACGATAACTTAACTGCGTTTATAGACAGTACTAAGTTGTTTGCTGAAAAGTTTCAGACTAGTAATTTAGATGTTAACAATAATGTTATCAGTAGCATCAACACTGATACTGATATTAACATTACAACTAGTGGCACCGGCGGTGTTAGAGTAGGTAACTTAAAGATTTTTAACAATACTATCACTAATACTGTAGCAGGCGCTGTAACAGAATTTGTACAAGGTGTAAACGGATTTGTAAGAATTCCCGGAACCAACGGGGTAGTAATTCCGTCAGGTGATACGCTAACACAACGACCATCTGGTTCAAACGCTGAACGCGGTATGATGCGATTCAACACTGACGGACAGTTAGTAGAAGTATATAACGGTACTAGTTGGTCAAGCGTTGCTGGTGCGTCCGGCGGTGTAACAACAGCAGAAGCTACTGAATTAGGTATTGCTTCAGCATTAATTTTTGGATAATAGAATATGGCAACCTTTTTTAGAACAGCAGTTGTACCCAACATTGGAACAACACCAGTTGATGTGCTAACAGTAGCACCTGGTAATAGATTTACACTAGTTGGATGTAACTTGGCAAACACCACTGACTACACAGTCGTTATCGACATAAAAATTGAAGACGCAGGAGCAGTTCAAGCATACTACATCAAACAGTTAGTAATCGATCCATACACTAGTGCTAAGGTCGTAACCAACGGTGAAAAGATTATTTTAGCAGAAAGCTGTAAAATGATTATAACTAGCGACACTGCTAACAGCGTTGATGCTGTGATCAGTTACGCTGAAATTGTTTAATAGGAGAATAAAATGAGTTATATTTTTGGCAGAGGCCAGCAAGATTTAATTGGAGATTCTCCTAAGTATCTATACGGACTAAGAAGAACTGACGAAGGCGAATTGTTTTTCTGTCGCGTTAATCAACTTAGTAGAGACGACAGTTTCCAAGTTAATAAAATTGGTGATGAATTAGACAACTTTACAGAATTTGAAGTTGGCGTGGACTTTTTTGAAGGCCGCGATGTTGAACATGAAATTGTATTTGGTAACTTGATTTACGAACAGTATCGCTGGGACGATAAAGATTTGTACTATTATGTAGATACAGACGGTCAATTAGTATTAGTAGTAAATCAGAAGGTAGTTTATCCTGCTGGAATCAGCAGTTAATAAATATACAAACTAGAAAATATTTGGGGTAAAAAATGGCAGAATTTAAATTAGGTAGAATTAGATTTACATGGCAAGGCGACTGGTCGGCAACAACAGCCTATACTAAAGACGATATTGTTCGTTACGGTAGCAGTTCGTACGTGTGCTTAGTAGGTCATACTGCTTCTACAGACTTTTATGACGACCTGTATTATGTTAATACAGCAACTCAGCCAGATACCGCTGCCCCAAAGTGGACACTATGGTTTGAAGGTTACGAGTGGACAGGCGACTGGGACACTGGAACTTTTTATAAAGTTGGTGATATTGCCAGATACGGTAGTATTGTATACCTATGTAATGAAAGCCACACATCAACAACTGATTCTAAAACCCTAACAGTTATCAACGCATTTGGTACTGGCACAAACGTTATTCCTACAACAGCAATGGCTGGAACTGGAACACTAGTAACATTAACATATGACGAGCAAGATGATATTCCGTTCTATGTTGGCCAAAGTATTAGTATTGCTGGCGCAGATCCAGTTGAGTATAACGGCACTTGGATTGTTACTTTTGCTAGTAAAACTCAAATAAAGTTTGCTAGTACTGCTACCGGCGCACAAGTTGTTGCTGGCACTATTACATCTACTGACGGATTAATTACATTAGAGTTTGCTCCTGAGACAGTTGCTCCATTTTTAGCAGGCGATAGTATTACAGTTGCTGGAGTACGCTCAACTGTTTATAATGGTACATACACTATTAGAGATTGTACTACTTCATCTGTAAGCTATCTAGGAACTAATCGAGCACCATTTATTCCACCGTTCCCAACAATCGTTGATGGCGCAACAGAAATTAGAATTACTAACGTAGTTGGCAACGGCGATCAAGTAACCATTACATTTGCTGAACAGAAAGTTGGCGAAATTCCAACAGCACCGTTTACTATTGGACAGACTATTACATTAGTCGGTGTAAATCCTCCAGTATATAATGGAGTGAGAGTGGTATCAGCATGTACTCCAACTACTGTAGTGTATACTGCTTCGACACAGGACATATTTGTTCCGCCAGCAGCCAACGCGGCTTTTGGAACACTTGTTGGTCCACAATTAGCTGTACTAGAACAAGATCAAAGTAAGTGGACTGCTTACGCAAAAACAGACAACTGGCAAAAAGATTGGACTGTTGATACTCGATATCGTTTGAATGATATTGTAAAGTATAACGGTATCCTATATCGTTGTATTGGAAATCATACTAGTGCTGAAACAAATGCGCTGGGATTAGAAAACGATATTAGTAACTGGCAGTTGATCTCATTCTCTGAAGAATGGAGAACTGACTGGACTATATCAACACGCTATAGAAGAAATGACATTATCAGATACGGCGGTATTGTTTATCGCTGTAACAGTGGACACACATCCGCTGCAACTGTTGCCCTAGGGTTAGAAGTAGACCTTTCAAACTGGCAAATAGTTCATAGCGGTATTGAGTATAAAGGTGTGTGGGCTGTTGATTTTAGATATAAGTTAAACGACGTTGTAAAATACGGAGCAAATCAATGGATATGTAATCTTGGCCACGTAAGTGACAGCGCAGAGTTTGAACCTGCCAAGTGGAATTTGTATCTACCAGGATTAGAGTATCAAGAAGAATGGAGCGCACTAGAAAATTATATTCCTGGCGATGTAGTAAAATACGGCGGATATAGTTATTTTAGTAAGACACACAACTTTAATTTTAAACCTTCAGTATACCCATTAGAATGGGAATTACTAACTACAGGATTTAAGATTGTTGGCGAATATAGTACAGCGACTCAGTATCGAACAGGTGATGTAGTTCGACGATTCGGTAAATTATTCCTAGCTATTACCGATAGCCAAGGCAGTGAAACAACTAATGCTACAAATTGGGAACTAGTAGTTGATGGTATACAGTGGAAAGATAAATGGGAAGAAAATACCGAATATCTGCCAGGTGACGTTATTAACTATATCGCAACTACTTACAAATGTGTTACTAAGCATTTGTCGGCACTTGGTAATAACCCCTTAAACGATATTATTGGTGACTATTGGATTACCTACGCACAAGGTGAAAAGACCAACAGACTATTAAAACAAGGTGACACGTTAACATATAACAACGGTTCAACTGTTCGTTATGCTCTAGACACTGTACAAGGTAACATCCTACAGACTAATTCAGAAATGCCTAGTTGGGAAGCCTGGGGTGAAATTGACAAAGTATATTACGTTTCAACTAACGGTGTTGATGACGTTAACCACGGTAGTTCATTGAACTCTCCTTGGAAAACTGTAGCATACGCCTGCTCACAAGTAACAGGTCCTGCTACTATTTTTATTAAGACTGGTATTTACTACGAAGCGTTACCTATCAGTGTGCCTGCCGGTGTTGCGTTATGCGGTGATGAATTGCGTAGTACCGTGATTCGACCAATACCTGCCGATGTGACAGCAGACATGTTCTATGTACGTAACGGTACAGGTATTCGTAATATGACATTACAAGGCTTAACTGGCACACTTGGAGAACCAAACCAGTATGGTACTCGCCGCCCAACGGCAGGTGCGTATGTGAGTTTAGATCCTGGATCAGGCCCAACTGACAGTTCTGTTTGGATTACTAACAAATCTTGCTACGTACAAAACGTAACAACATTCGGTACCGGATGTATTGGTTTAAAAATTGACGGAGCACTACACAACGGAGGCAACAAATCTATTGTTGCCAACGACTTTACACAGATTCTTAGCGATGGTATTGCTTGTTGGTGTACAAACTTAGGATTAACTGAATTAGTATCGGTGTTCTCATACTACGGACACATTGGTTACCTAGCTGAGAACGGTGGTAAGATTCGTGCTACCAATGGTAACAGCTCATACGGTACATACGGTTGTGTATCCGAAGGCGTGTCTGCTTTAGAAGTTCCTATTACAGGCAGCATCAACAATAGATCAACAGAAGCACAAATTTCTAACGTGTTTATTGGTGAAGCAAGCGATCAAATTCTTAAATTAGAATTTAGCAATGCTGGAAACGCATATACTAATGTTAACTATACATTTACAGGATCTGGAACCCAGGGCAATGCTCGCGGCGATGAATTCCGTGATAACGCAGTATTTGAAGTTAGAATTTTACAACAGAGCATTAACAGTGGATACGGTGGAACTGGATATGAGATTGTATCAAACAACGTTCAAGCTGGTAACACACTATCATTGACTATTGCTAGTAACGATAAAAACCCAGAAGTTGATTTACTAGGTAAACGAATACTAGTAGTATCGGGTACTGGAGTTGGACAGTACGGCTATGTTGCTGGATTAGACTTTGTATCAAAAATTGTAGCAGTGGCCAAAGAGTCAGTTGAACAATTAACAGCAGTATCAACCGTTGCTAGCAACGATGTGATAAACGTTAACAACACAACATATTTCCCAGCTGGTACTCCAGTATACTTTAGTTATAAGACTTATGTTATTACTATTACAAATGCTTACGGCCCTTCAGACATTATAGGTCCAGGAGTGTTACGTCCTAATCAATTAATATGTAATTCAACATCGGGGCTTGTAATTGGAATGCCAATTACATTTAGTTCAGCTTATGGTGTAATTTCACAATCAACAGTTTACTATGTTTCTGAAATTGTTGACAGCACTAGCATTAGAATCAGCGCAACTAACAATGGTCCAACATTAACATTATCAACTCAAACAGGTGTTGTATTAGGAACTATTGGTGGAACCCTAGGCGGATTATTAACTAACACATTGTATTATGTACTAGCTACTAACAGAACTGCTACACAATTTAGTGTAAGCCTTACACCCGGCGGCACAGTTGAACCAGTGACTGATAGGGTTGGTCAAATGTTTGTCAACGCGGCAGGTTGGGACCATATTAATCAAGGAACACCGGCTGTTGAACTACTTGATACTACATCAGTATACAGTATTGAGCCTCGAGTGACATTTTCAGCTCCCCCATACGCTACTATTGCTGGAGTATTGCCAGCAAGCACAGTATGGTCTAGTATTGCTTACGGTAACGGTAAGTTTGTAGCTGTGTCAAGTAGCAGTGCTGATGTCGCAGTTAGTATTGATTCAGGCGGGTCTTGGACATTAGGTGCGTTACCAGCAAGCGATGTATGGACAAGTGTTACTTACGGAGACCCGGGCTGGGTAGCTGCCGGTGCTACTACTATGGCAGCATCGACTAACGGAACTGACTGGACTACAATTCCAGGAACTCCAGTATACGCATGGACAGATGTACACTACGGTAATGGCAGATATATTGCTGTTGGCACAGACGTTATCGCAACATCAAACAATTCAGTTACATGGAGCGCATCAACAGTTACCGGAGCATGGTCAAGTGTTGCCTATGGTAAAGATATATGGGTAGCAGTTGCAGCAGGTACAGCCGCAGTATATTCAACAGACGGCGGCGCAGTATGGAATCCAGTAGTAGTTGCTGATGCTACTTGGTCAAGCGTCACATACGGTAATGGCCGTTTTGTGGCAGTTGCCAGCGGTGGAACAGCAACAATGTACTCATTTGATGGAGCAGTTTGGTATAATTCAGCACTACCTTCATCGAGAACGTGGACTAGCATTACTTACGGCCAAGGTTTGTTTATGGCAGTAGCATCATCAGGTAACAGTGCAGCATCTAGCCAGGATGGACTAACCTGGGTAGCTAGATCGTTGTCAGCAAGTGCTAACTGGAAGAGTATTGCCTTTGGTAATCCAACAGTTAGCGGAACAATAACTCCAAAATTTGTAGCAGTAGCATCTTCTGGGACTAGTGCTCGTATAATCAGCGCAGGCGCAACAGCTATTGGAAGACCGGTAATTGAATCAAATGCTGTACAACAAATAAAAATTTGGGAACCAGGCAGCGGATATACTGTAACTCCAACCGTTACAGTGTACGATGCTGTTAATACAACCGATGTGTTAACCTTGGCAAGAATAGGTAACGGTGTATTAGGAAATCCGTCGTTTATCAATCGAGGAACAGGATATAGAAGCTCAAGTACAGTGTGTACGGTAGTTGGCGACGGTTATGCTGATTCGTACCACGTAGGAAAATTTGTAATTGTTTCGGGACTAAGTAGAGTCCCTGGGCCAGGTGCTAACTTGTCGATTGACGGAATTCCTGACATAATTTATAAAATTGTTAAGATTTTTGATCTTGGATCAGGCAACGCAAAATTCCAAATTGCTCCGTACTTAAAAGTATTCAACAGTCCGGTACATAACACTGGATTTATTATCCGTGAAAAATACTCACAAGTTCGTCTAACAGGACACGACTTCTTATTAATTGGTACTGGAAATTTCCAACAGGCTAATTATCCTGACACAGATGTTAGACAGCTGGCGCAAGAAAGTGAAATTAAAGAGTCAGGAGGCGGCCGTTGCTTCTACACAAGTACTGACCAAGACGGTAACTTCCGAGTCGGCGAACTGTTTAAAGTTGAACAAGCGACAGGTACTGTTACTATTAGTGCTGACTTCTTCCAGCTACGCGGTCTTGAAGAACTAAGTTTAGGTGGAGTAAGTATTGGTGGTTCAGCTGTTGTTGTACGTGAATTTAGTACAGACCAGTTCTTTACAGCTGATAGTAATAACGTTGTTCCAACGCAGAAAGCAATTAAGGCCTACATTGGCAAACGTATTTCTGGTGGTGGATCTGACGCACAAACAGGTGTTTTAGTAGCAGGTATTGTTCGTGTTGGCCCACAACAAATTTCAACAACTACTAACACACAGGTGTTTATGAAAAATAAAGTAAAAATAACGAAAGGTATTGATGGTAGTATGTTAGCTATGACGTTCTTTGCAGACAGCTTTACTAACGACGATTAAGTCGTTGAATCGCTTAGAAAAATGTAAATTTAACAAACACATAAATACAATAACTTGATAATCCGGAGCATTGAATGGCTGAATTTAAACTAGGTAGAATACGTTTTATATGGAAAGACGTATGGACTCCAAACACAACATACATCAAAGATGATATCATTAGAAATGGTGGTAAAACTTACGTCTGCGTTATCGGACACGTAAGTGACGCTAATTTCTATACAGACTTTGATAATATACCTACACGTTGGAATCAAGTAGCTGACGGGTCTGAGTGGAAAGGTGATTGGGCTACTGGTACATTTTACAAGTTAAATGACTTGGTAAAAGATGGCGGCCGTTTATATATTTGTAACGAAAGCCATACAAGTGCTGGCTCTATTTCAAGTGTAACTGTTACTGGTAACTTAGTTGCCGGTGCTACAACTGTTACAGGATTATCAGATACTTCACAACTATTAGCAGGCATGTCACTAGCCATCCAAGGTGGTGGCGGAACTGTAACAGTAGCAACTGATACAATTATTTTAAGTGTTGACAGCCCTACTCAAGTTACTATTGATAAAGCATTAACCGGATCATCAACTGCTTCCGGAGCAACATTAGTATGGACTACTTCAACAGCTGGTCAACCAGCTGGCGGATCATCTGCCTTAGATGATGATCGTAGCAAGTGGGATTTATACATAACAGCATTAGATTGGAAAGGTGATTGGGCTGTTTATACACGTTACCGTATTAACGACATTGTTCGTTACGGCGGACAATCGTATGTGTGTAACGAAGAACACGTTTCAGCAACTACACTAGCAGATGGTTTAGAAGACGACCTAGCCAAGTGGGACATTTATTCAGAAAGCTTTGAATGGAACCAAGACTGGACTCCTGCCACACGTTACAAACGCAATGATGTAATTTTATACGGTGGTCAAAGTTACGTTTGTAATTTAGGACACACATCGGCAGCTACTTATACACTAGGTTTAGAAGCAGATCAGAGCAAGTGGGATTACTTACACAAGGGTATCGAATACAAAACTGGTTGGGATCGTGGCGCAACTATTACTGCTAAAATTGATGACGGCTCTGGCGGAGCAGGTGATACACTAACAGTTACCGCTATTGCGTTTGGTTCATTACAACCAGGACAGTTATTATTTGGATCAGGTGTTATTGCCGGCACATACATTGTATCTCAATTAACAGGCACAACTGGTAGTACTGGTACATACCTTGTAAGTCAAGACCACACAATTACTTCTACAACTGTAACTGCTAAACGCAGATACAAGATTAACGACATCGTTAAGTGGGGAGCAGATTTATGGATTTGTACAGACAACCATAGTTCAGACCCGGCTAACACATTTGAATCAGATGAAGATTTAGGTCGTTGGGAACGATTTGTTGAAGGTCTACAGTTTGAAAACAGCTGGGATAGCTCAACAATTTATCAACCAGGCGACGTAGTAACTTACGGTGGTTTTGCTTATATATGTGATACTAACCACTCTAACAAAGTACCTACACAAAACCCAGTTGACTGGCAGTTGTTTACTACAGGATTTAAATTCCAAAACGACTACGACATTTCAACAGCATATAAAGTTGGCGATGTAGTTCGTCTAAGCGGTTATACATACGTTGCTATTTTAGACAACGTTCAAGTAACCATTAACGCAATAAACACAACACCAACAGTTACAATTGGTATCGTTGATTATACAAACGTTATTACATTAAGTGCCCCGTCAACTAATCTAGTTGCTGGATTACCTATTACATTCACGGGAACTACATTTGGTGGAATCCTTGACGTTGATCCAATTAGTGGTTTACCAAAACAATATTTTGTCAAGCAAGTAATCAGCGCAACACAATTTAATGTAAGTTTAGAACTAGCTGGCCCAGAAGTAGTTGTAACTACAGCCAACGGTACAATGGCACTTACAACAAATCCAGAACCACCATGCGAAGGATTCTGGAGCAGATTAAACAGTGGTGTTAAGTGGATTGACCAAGCAGTTACTAACTCAGCAGTTACAGGTACAAACCTTATTGGTACAGGTACCGGCGCTAAGTTTGATGTAGTTCGTGAAGGTACATACTACTCAGTAACGTTAGCTGCAGGTTATCTTGGCACTGGATATGCTGCCAATGACACTATTAAGATTTTAGGTACATCATTAGGCGGTGTAACACCAACTAACGATTTAACAATTACAGTAGCAAGCATTAACGCTGGCGCTATTGATACTATTACATGGTCTGGTACCGCAGTAACTTGGAAGATTGGTACAGAATATAAACAAGGTGACACTGTCAAGTGGGGTGTAAGTACATTCCTTTGCGTATTACGTCACGTAGCTGAATACGATGTAGGACCTCCTGTGACAGGTAACCGCCCTGACATCGACTTAGATGGTACATATTGGAACATGTTAGCGGCAGGTGCTGAAGCAGCCGTACTAACAACCAAAGGTGATACACTATACTTTGGCGGCGCTGGTCCTACAAGATTGCCAATTGGTCAACCTGGACAAGTACTTAAAGTTCTAGGCGACACACCAGGTTGGGAATACTTTGGTGTTGTTGATCACGTATACTATGTTGCTCCAAGCGGAATTGATTCGCCAGCTCCATTGTACGGAATTACAGTTGACAAGCCATGGAAAACTGTACGCTACGCAACTGAACAAATTGCCAAAGGTCCTAAGAATTATAATTCTAAATACCTAATCGAAAATAATAGACAGTTCATACAAAAAGAAGTAACTGGATGGATTGCTAGTACATATACTGTAAACATTGGCAGTACTATTGCGTCTACAGACGGATTAAGACCAAATCAAATTGTGTTATCTAGCGGCACTACTGTTAATTTATCAGTTAATATGCCTATTAAGGTTAGCGCAGACTTTGGTAATATGCTTGCCGCATCGACATATTATGTTAAGACTATTGTTTCTAATACACACTTTACTGTTAGCGCAACTGCTGGCGGTGTAGTATTTGCCCAAACAACTGCTAGTGGATCTATTACTGCGTCATTATCATATGATGCCGCTAAATGCGAAAGAGACGTTGGCTATGTAGTTGATGCGTTAGTATACGACTTGAGCCACGGTGGTAACTCACGTTCACGCAAAGCGGCTCTCAAATATGTTAATGAAGCACCACTAGTATATTCAAAACAACAAAAAGTACAAACTGCAGCTGCCTTAAATTATGCGCTAACAGTTATTACTAATATTCTTAATAATACTCCTCCAGTAACTAGTTACCAAAATACTGTAGATCAAATTATTATTCCGGAGTTAGTACAAGACGCAGTTGCGTTGCCAACATTAACTACATTGACTGGTGTCATTACTAGTGCTATACTTGCTGGAACCGCAACTAATATTCCAGCTGAACAGTTAACCAACTACACTATCAACATTAAGACTGGTGTGTTCTATGAAGTGTTGCCAATTACAGTACCAGCTAACGTTGCGTTAGTTGGTGACGAATTGCGTTCAACAAATATTCGCCCAGCAACATCGTTAGTAAGTATTAGCGATGCTCCGTACTCACTAGACGGTTATACTAGATTAAAAGCAGTTATTGGAGATATTGTACAAGGTAATGCTATTACACCTTCAGCAGGTAATACATTAACACAATTTACTGATGGCCCTGTAGCAACTAGCACAGAAGCAACTACTGCTTCTTCATTAGTTAGCCAGCTAAGATATACAATTGATTCAAAATTAAATCTATTGAATGACGTAACATTAACTGCGCCAACAGATTATAATACTGCTTACTTGGCAGGTTATGGCGATGCTCGTAATTTAATTGTAGCTAATACAGCATTTATACAAGCTGAATTAATTCAACGTATTACTAATAACTATCCTTCATTAACATACGATCGTGTAAAATGTGCTAGAGATATTAAATTTATCATTGACGCACTACGTTATGACTTAACCTATGGTGGTAATGTAGCTAGTTTAGTAGCAGGTAACGCTTACTATGCTGGCGTTGGTGGTGCTTTACAAATTGGTTCTAGCGAATTAGCTGCAACTATTGACGCATACACTTACTTACAAAGTTTAGTACAAGACATAGCAGTTAACACAAGTGTAGTTCCGTTACAAACAGAAGTTACACAAGTTCCTGGTCCAGCAGGTAGTGCTCTAGCGGCTCTTGTTGCCATCGACTTAGTAAATAATATTATTACTACTATAAACTCTGGAACTGCTCCAGCAACAGTATTACCAGCTACAACTTGGGTTGCTAGTCCGTTAACTACTGCTCAGGCAACATTAGATGCTGCCAAGGCAACAATCCGATCAAATACTATTTCTTGGATTAATTCAAACTACCCAACATTAGTATATGACACAGTAAAATGTTCACGTGATGTAGGTTATGTAATTGACGCATTGGGTTACGACTTTATGTTCAATGCTAACTTCCAAACATACAAAGCCGCACTAGCTTATGGTAGATTAAATGCTGCCGTAGCAGTGACTTCACAAAAAGCAGCCACAGTAGCGGCGTGGAATTATGTAAAGACTCAAGCACTTGCTAACGTTGGTGGTGACACAACTGCCCAAGCTAGAATTACTGCTAACATGGACATGTTAATTAGCATTGTTGAGGCTAGCACATTTAACGGATCAAACGAGCCAACTAGCACTCAAGCTGCATATGATGCGGCAAGAATGTTAGAACTTAATAAAGACTTTTTAGCATTAGAAGTTACTCGTTATATTGCGGCTACATATCCAAGCTACACATACGATGTAGAAAAATGTAAGCGTGATGTTAGAACTGTAGTTGACGCAATCAAAGAAGATTTAGTTTACGTTGGCAACTATAAAACAAGAACAGCGGCAATTTATTATGTAAATGCTGTAACTGGATCTGAAAAATCAGACATGTTCTATGTACGTAATGGTACAGGTATTCGTAACATGACCTTACAAGGATTGTCAGGTTATCTAAGTTCTCCAAACGCTTATGGCACAAAACGTCCAACAGCCGGTTCATTCACTAGCTTAGATCCAGGATGGGGCCCAGATGATACATCAGCTTGGGTAACTAACAAATCTTGCTACGTACAAAACGTAACAACATTTGGTACAGGTTGCGTGGGCTGTAAGATTGACGGAACATTACACAATGGTGGTAACCGTTCTATCGTGTCTAACGACTTTACACAGATCTTAAGTGACGGTATTGGTGTATGGTGTACAGGAACAGAAGCACTAACTGAATTAGTGTCAGTGTTCTCATACTATGGACACATGGGATACTTGGCAGAAGACGGTGGTAAGATTCGTGCTACTAACGGTAACAGCTCATATGGTACATATGGTTGCGTATCAGAAGGTGTTGACATTACCGAAGTGCCTATTACTGCGGTAGTAGATAATCGTTACAACGAAGCTTCAATTACAAACGTAATTACTAATAACAGTCAAGTATGGGCAGTTGAATATCTTAACGCTGGATCATACTATGATCAGGCAACATATACAATTAACGGCGCTGGCGCAAACGCAACCGCAGTTGCTAATGAATTCCGTGACGATGCGGTGTTTGAAGTACGTATTACAGACCCAACTGACAGTAACGATATTGGCGGTTTAGGTTACATTACTTCAAGTAACATTGCCCAAGGTGGTAACACTACACAAATCACACTAGCAGCCACTGACGGAAACCTAAGCAGTGCGTATGTTGGTATGCGTATTCAAATTACTAGTGGTACAGGTGTTGGCCAGTATGGTTATGTAAACACATACAATAACGGTAGTAAGATTGCTACAATTCTTAAAGAGTCAACTGGTACAGCAGGTTGGGATCATGTAATTCCAGGCACACCGATTGCTTCTACACTCGACTTAACAACAGCATACATTGTTGAACCAAGAATTAGTTTTGGTGCTCCAGGATATGCTGCCACAGAAACAACACAAGTATCAGGAACATGGGTTGATGCTACTTATGTTAGTATGAACGCTACATATACAGCAGTTGCAGCAACTGGCGGTAGTGGAACACTTGGCTTATTTGATGTTGTAAAAACTGGTAATACATATACAGTAACACTAAGCAGTGGCGGTAGCAACTATGTTGCCGGCGAAACATTATATATCGCAGGATCAGCACTTGGCGGCTTGGCAGGTGGATCACCTGGATTTGCTAATGATATAACAATTAAGATTGTTACAGTAACTAGTGTTTCAAAAGCAATTACTAACTTTACATGGACTGGATATGCTAGTGGCGGACGTTATGTTGCTATATCTGGCAACAGTACAGCAACGCAATATTCAACAAACGGACTTGTATGGGCTTCAGGCGGCGCATTGCCAGCAGGCACATATAGATCAGTTGTTTCTGGATTAGTTAGTAGCGTAAGCACACTTGTTGCTACCTCAAGCGCAACTAGTAACGTAACAGCAAAATCAGTAGATGGCGGTACTACTTGGACAGCAGGCGGTACATTACCGCAAAGCCGTAACTGGGAATCAGTTGCTTACGGTAACGGAGTATTTGTCACAGTCGCAAAAGGCACTGGAACAAATCCATCAACAGATTCTGCGTATTCAGTAAACGGCGGAACAGCATGGGTATCGGCCGCGTTACCAAACGCAGCCTGGACCGGTGTAGCGTTTGGTGCTGGAAAATTTGTAGCAATCGCAACTGGTACACAAACTAGTGCTTATTCAACAAGCAACGGACAAATTTGGTTAACTGCTCCGGTAGGATTACCGTCAACAGCAACTTGGTCAAGTATTACATATGGTAATAACAGATTCGTAGCTATTGGTGGATACGGTGCTAACTCAACTGCGTCAGCATACTCGTTAGACGGTATTACATGGTACGCAGGCGGAACTTTACCAGCTAACCAGCAGTGGTCTAGTGTGCATTACGGCCAAGGTGTGTTTATGGCATCAGCAGACACTGGAGTTATTGCTACCAGTGAAGATGGTGTATTGTGGACAACACAGGCTCTAACAACAAGCGGAATATGGACTGGCGCTGTTGCGTTTGGTAATCCAAATTGGAATCCAGCCTGGGTTCAATTATCTTCAACTACTACTGCTAACAGAATTGTTACTGGTGCTAAGGCCAAAGGCCGCGCAAGAGTAACTGACAATAAGATTGTAGAGATTAGAATTACCGATCCAGGTAGCGGTTACACATCAACACCGCTTATGGCGATTGGCGATCCTAATAGAACACAAGTATTAACATGGCAAGTTCGTACAGGCAAAGGCGCATTAGCTAACCCAACCTTTACTAACAGAGGAACATTATATAGTACTGCTACCGCAACATTAACTGGTAACGGTTACTCGGACTTGTATCAATACGGTACATACGTTAACGTTAAGAGTTTAACAGCTAACCCAACAGCGGGTTCTAACGTAGTATTTGATGGAGTAGCTGGAATTTACAAACTAGTTAACGTGAGAAACTTTGTTGCGGACAACGGCACTTATGTTGCTAGATTCCAAGTAAGTCCTCCAATGTCAGTGTTTGCTAGCCCAGAACACGAAGCTAGCACAGTTATGCGTATTAGATACTCACAAGTACGTCTAACTGGACATGACTTATTAAGTATTGGTACTGGTAATTTCCAGACTACTAACTATCCAGGATTACCACTTCAAGCCGCTGATCCGGCAAAAGAATTGGTAGAACGTGGAGGCGGTCGTGTGTTCTACACAAGTACTGACCAAGATGGTAACTTTAGAGTAGGTACATTGTTCAGTATTGAACAGGCAACGGGTGTTGCGACTCTAAACGCAGATGCGTTTAACTTAGCAGGATTGAACGAACTAACACTAGGTTCAGTGGCCTTAGGCGGCGCTGGTGCTACAATTAGTGAGTTCTCAACAGATCCGTTCTTTACTGCTAATAGTGACGCAATCATACCAACACAACGAGCAATCAAGGCGTATATTAACAGTCAAATTGGTGGCGGTGGCTCCCAATTGAACGTAAATACATTAACGGCGGGCGTAATCTTTATCGCGAATAACTCGATATCGACAACATCTGGAGTTCAAATTAACGTACCAAGTAAGATGAACTTCACAGGCGGCATTGACGGAAGTCCAGTCGCAATGAACTTCTTTTTACTAGGATAATGGAGAAATAAATTATGGCAACAGGTAGATTAGGTACCGCGGATTTAGCGGCAGCAACTAATACAAGTGTATATACTGTACCAAGTACAACTTTTACAGTAGCTACAGTATCAATTTGTAATCGGAGTAATTCTCCAATTACGATTAGATTGGCGGTTTCGGCATCAGGAACTCCAACAGCAGATGAATGGTTAGAATATGACGTTGAAGTCATGGCTAAAGGTGTACTAGAACGTACAGGTTTAGTATGTGATGCAGCGAAGCAAATCGTAGTACGTAGCAGTAGTGCTAACGTTAGTGCGGTTGTATTCGGCATTGAAACATCTACAGTATAAATATAACGATAGAGGAATTCCAAATGGGACGATATATAACAACAACCGGAACGGCAGCTAACGTAGTTAGAACAATCAGTTCATCATATAATGCTTTAGTAAACGATCGCATTATTTGTACAGCTGGTGGGTTTACAATTACTTTGCCAGTTTCATCATCTTTAATCGATAATGATACAATTCAAATCATTGACGGTACAGGTGTGTCAGCTAGCAGTAACATTACTGTTGCTCGTAACGGTGCTAAGATACAAAATTTAAGCGAAGATCTAGTTATCAACGTGGCAAATGCTTGCGTTACACTAGTTTATTCGACTGCAATCGGTACGTGGTTAATTACAAGATAAGGATACAAACATGTCTAACTTAAGAGACCTGTTGCCGATCACACCAATTACTGCCAATTATAAACAGATTCAAATCGCTGTTTTTAATGGTAATATTGAAAGCGCGAATAACGGCGGCAGATGTTGTTGCTGGGTTGTTCCGCAAGGTGCGTCGTGGGCAACATTTGAATTATGGAGCGCAGGCGGTGACGGCGCAGGAGCCTGTTGCTGTATGGGTCCATACTGGGGTCCAGGGGCCGGACAGTATGTAAAACGAGAATTACAAGTAACTGGCGGATGCTTCTTTACTGTATGTGCAGCTGGTTCAGGATGTTGTGCTCAACAATGTTGCGGAGTATGCGGAAACCCTAGTTGGGTTACTTGCGGTACCGGTGGCGGCATGTCAGCGTGTGCTGGCGGTGGACACATGGGGTGCGTATTGTGCTTTAGAACATACATGGGCTGTACTGGTATTTGTATACCTGCTTGTAGTTATGGATGTTATAACGTGGGCAATATGGCTATGCCATCAGTTGCTAGCGTAAACAAAACGTCAAACTACTGCTGGAGTAACATGTGGCAGGGTGCTCAAGGAACACCAAAACTTGGAAATAATTTCCGCCAAGGGTTAGAATACTGTACTACACAATTAACACGTGATGGTTACTTTGGTATTGAAGGACCAAAATGGCCAGGTGGTCCAGGAAATAGTGCTACTGCTTGCGGTGGCGGATGTTGCTGGGGCGGTTATGGCGCCGGCGGACTAGTTTTAATTACATACGGTTAATCAGGGGTTAAAGAAAATGCCAGAAATTACAAGAATTGAAAAAACGTTTACGTATGATATCGCTGATGCGTATCTACATCAAACAAATGCGTTAAACAGAACAGCAGAATGGACATATACTGGCCCAGACAAGTTGTATATGTTTATTGACGCTACAACACTACGTCCAACTAGTAGATATCATCTTACTGATCGTGACAATGGTGCTGAAGTGCCTACGCCAGAAGGTATGATTAAAGTAATGGTGAATGCCAATACACATCCTGAAATTGCTAGCTTACTTCACGAAGAAAAAATATACGGAGAGCTTCCTCATACAGTTGAAAATCTTCCGGACAATACAACATACGGCCATCCAGATCCTATTCCACCAGATCATACATATGAACTAACAGAATTAGAATACGATCTTGAAGCACAAGAATTTAAAAAGCCATATCCTTGGAAAAAGCCACACATGACGTGGGAAGAATTAATATTAGTTCGTAATGCCGATTTAAAATCTAGTGATACTAAATTGTTAATGGCACAAGAAGAAGACAAGGCAGCTTGGGAAACTTACAGACAAAAACTACGAGATCTACCTACTACATTTGCGGGTGTAGATCCTTGGAAAGTAACATTCCCACAATCTCCTGAAGTAGTACCAACTCCGGGAGTATAAAAATGGCTAACCTAAGAGATCTTTTTCCAGATAGTTCGCTGTTTCAAGCACAGCTACCTACCAACGTATTTGGCACGTTATATGTTTATAATACCAACGTTGGTAACGTAAATAATGGCGGCCAGTGCTGTCTATGGACAGTGCCCACTGGAGCTAAATGGGCAAGATTCGAAGTGTGGGGCGGCGGTGGCGACGGTGGTGGCGCATGTTGCTGTCAACAACCTTCAAAAGGTGGCGGTTCAGGATCGTATGCTCGTAGAACTATTCGAGTAGTACCTGGACAAACTTATACATTATGCGCAGCCGGTTCAGGTTGCTGTTCACAAAATAACTGCGGCACCAACGGATTTAGTTCCTATGCTTGTAACGCCAGCGCAACATATCCACTATGTTTATGTGCTTCAGGCGGCGAAGGCGGCTCATCATGCTGTTGGGCGGCTATTGGCGGTAACTATCACTGTGCTAGTAATGTATGTGGATCAACATGTAACGCAGACTTTGCTATTTGCGGTATCCAAGGATCAGCACACCAAAGTTGGTGCGGATTTGACTCATGGCACTACGTAGCTCAAGGTCCGTATATCGGTGGCGGCATGAGACCAACGAGAACACATTGCGGTGAATACTGGATGGGTTGCGACTCGGTTGGCGGAAATATTTGGCCAGGTGGTGGCGGCGGAACTGCTATTAGCTACGGCGGATGTTGCTGGGGTGGCTGGGGTGCCGGCGGCTTAGTAGTTGTTACATACAAATAAGGATATAGAATGGCAAATTTAAGATCATTAGTTTATACATTAGCACCGCCCGATTCTGTTAACTTTCCTACTGAGTTTTTAGTTTATAACACCAACGTTAACTCACAAAATAACGGTGGCAGATGCTGTCAATGGACTGTACCAGCTGGTACAACTTGGGTTAGTTTTGAGATGTGGGGTAGTGGTGGTGGTGGCGCAGGTTCGTGCTGTTGCCAACAAGGCTGGCCAGGTGGTAGTGGATCATATACTAGAAAAACAGTATGTTCTACAAACATGGGCGGATGTCAATATACAATATGCGCAGGCGGAACAACTCCAATGAGTCCAGTATGCTTTGGATGCGCAGGAAATACTAGTTATGTTAACGGTTACGGTTTAAGTAACTTCTGTGCTAACGGCGGATCATACGGCGAAGTTCACTGCTTCCAATATCAAGGTTGCTACACATGTTCAGTGCCATATCCAAACTGTTGCTGTGCTTACGGTGGCGATATTAACGTTCACGGAACACGTTCAACATACACATCATCAACATGGTGTACACAATACGGTCAACAACAAGCTATGGTTGCTCCTAATACAGTATCTGGACCACAGTTAGGCCCAGGCGGTTGTATTAACGGATCTGCTAACGGTAGCTGTACAGGTTGGTTCCCTTGCTCGTTCTTCCCAGGTGGTGGAGGGCACAGCGCACAAACACACGGCGGTAACTGCTGGTGCGGTACTTGGGGCGGCGGCGGCTTAGTATCAATTACGTACGGTTAATCAGGAATAGAAAATGGAAGAAAAATCAAACAATATTATAGACGTGCCATTTATCTACGATGCGCCTGATGATTATTTGTCTCAAACAAATGAATTAGGCAAGACAGGTAATTGGGTATATAACGGCCCAGATAAAATTTGGGTATTTGTAAACAAAGAAGCACTAGTATACGAAGGTCGATTCTTAACAGAAAAAGAAGATGGGGCACATGTTCCAACTCCTTTACATCAGTACAAAGTTGAAATTGACTGCGCAAGCAATCCATTACTATGTACAATTTTTGGCGCTGATCAAATTAGAGATTATAATCTTTTAGATCAGTACGAAGAAGTTATGCCCGACGGTACAACATATAGTAGACCGTTAACTCCTCCACCAGATCATACATATGACCTAGCGGAAATTAAGTATAATCCAAGAACTGGCGAGTTTACACAACCTTATCCGTGGAAGAAACCACACATGGATTGGGAACTTATGCGTTTATGGCGTAATAATCAATTAACAGCAACCGACGACCAGGGTAGAGTCCCTGACATGCCAGATAGTTTAAAAGCTACATGGGATGAATATCGCCAAGCGTTACGTGATATGCCACAAATACATGGTGCTACCAACGTTAAAACTACTATTGACTTGACAGCAAGTTCACCAATCAATACAACAGGCCAGTCAGTTATTAAAGTTGCCTCAGTAACAGGTATCAACGTTGGTGACGATGTGGGCATGACAGGGCATCCGGTAACAGATATATTTGGGCCAACTACAACTGTAGTAAGTATCAATTCAGGAAGCAAAGAAATTACACTAGACAAACCACTAGTTTCTACTCCTGTTGATTCTAACAAGGCTATTACATTTAGTCCGCCACCGGCATTTGATGCTTGGAAAGTTAGTCCTCCTGCGCATCCTTTTGAAAGTGACCCAGGTCCTGCTATTCCAGCAGAACTGCGTAACAGAGTATAAAAAAAGCACCCTAGGGTGCTTTTTTATTAGTTGGATATTTTAATTAACTTACCGTATTCTGGCAAGTATAAGTATTCAATATCGCTTTGTTGTAAGGTCCATAACGCATCAGATAATGTTTCTACTAATGGTTCACCGCCTAGATTAAAGCTAGTATTAAACAGTATAGGAACTCCTGTTTTCTTATAGAACGCATTGATCAAATTATAATAGTTTTTATTTTGTTCTTGAGTAACTGTTTGAATACGACATGTACCGTCTACGTGAATAATACTAGGGATCTTTTCTTCAATACCTGGCTGACAGTTGACAGCGTACATCATGTAAGGACTGTCTTTCATGCCACGCAAGTCAAACCAATCATGTACATGCTCTTGTAGTATAGTACCAGCAAACGGACGGAAGTATTCGCGATGTTTAACTTCATTAACAAAGTCCTTACCGTCTTCATATGTAGGATTAAACAAGATACTACGATTACCTAATGCTCTTGGCCCGTTCTCACTACGACCTTGGAAGAATGTAACAATATTTTTGTTTAATAATAACTCTACTACATCGTCATCAGTAGCATCAATAATTTCACCACCGTGGCTTGCTACACAATCGTTAATGTCTGAGTCACTATAATTATATTCAAAACCTAAATATAGTCCATCTTTAGTATAGTCGTTAGTGCTGTCTGGCATCATATCTTTGTAGAACATCAACGCCGCACCAATAGCAGTCCCAGCATCATTACTAATAGGTTCTACATATATTTCAATCCCGTCTTCTTTAAGACCGTCTAGGTAAAAATAGTTAGCAACACAGTTTAATCCATATCCGCCACTAATAACTACCTTCTTATGTCCAGTCATTTCACTAGCTTTACGAATCAAACGCAACACTTGTTCTTGTGTTTCAGTTTGACAAGCATAAGCTAGATCTCGTCTGTTTTCTAAATGAGTAAGATCGTCAGCATCACCGTTGTTCAAGTAAGGAAACAAGCCAGCATTAACTTGCGCACCATTTGGATATGTTGGCACAATGATATTTCTATTAGCTAGTGGAACTGTACTGCTATGGTCAAACAGTGGCGGAATTGCGTCACTAGCCTTACCATACGGAAATAATCCCATAGTCTTGCCTGCTTCGATTCCAGACCAGCCACAGTATTGAGTAACTGCTTCGTAAATTTTTGTAATGCCAGCTCTATCAGTTATCAATGCTTCGTGAAATTGTCCAACTTCGTCGTACAGTCCGCTGTCAAACTCAGCAATATGAACACCTTGATTTGGTCCACGCAGACCGATGTGCTTGTACATTGTTTTAAAATTAGCAGGGTATGAACAGTTATAAATGCTTTCAGTTTCCCAGCCTATTGTATTTTCTCCATTAATGACTAATGGTATAAATGTACCAGCACCGTCAACAATTAACGCAACAGCTTCATCAAATCCTGAACGATAAAACGCACAAGCGGCGTGTAATTTGTGATGAACGTGACTTAGATCAACTACCTGTGGATGATCGTAACCGCTAGCTTTTCTGTCAATTAGACCTAATTTTCTTGCTAGTCCAGTGTAGACATCATCACCACTAAAGTCAACACGACCTGCAGTTTCTTTTAAATTTTGTGTATGAGCAATTACTAGGTAATCTAGTCTGTCAGTATATTCAAGAATTTTTAACATAGCGGCATACGGCCCGCCGTCATACTTGTGGCGACTTAATCGTTCTTCTTCAATTGAAAAAACAATCTCACCGTTTTTTAACAAACAGACACTACTGTTATGCCCACGGGCAAGTCCGGCAATCCATATATCTTTTTTTGATTCGTTCATATTTGAAATTCTCTGTCTCATGTTTAAAACCCTTCGTATCTAGTTGGCCATTTAACGTTAACTGCTGAATTAGGGAACATTGCCCGTTTAGCTAACATCAATTCAAATGTTGCTTTGTTAAATTTAAATTTTTGATGTAATTCGTTAACTGCTAATGCCAAGTCCATCATGGCATTCATTGTTTCATTACTTAATTGTAACTTTTCTTTTAGTTCTTTGTCAATCCAAATGGCGTGCTGCATTGAAGTTGGATGTGTATCTAAAAATGTCTTATGTTTACGAACTGTATCAGTGAACTCAAAAGTTAACTGTGGTGTTTCCTTAGCCATAGTTTCCATGGGGGTTAACCAGTGGTCTGCGTACTTCTCCCATATTTGGCGTTCGTATATTTTTAGTTCAGGAATCTTATGCCATGCCGCTTTTTCTTCTGTAAGCAGTACATCTTCTAAAAAGTCAGTATGTTCACCAATACCGTCGTTATCACGCAAATCAGTGCCCATATTTCTAATATCACCAATACTGGTCATGTACCAAGTACACCCTGTTGACTCTAATAGTCCTTGAGTTAGACTAATATGATTTAAGGTGTGCATAAAATATGCTGGCTCAAAGAAGAATGTATTAATCCACTTTTTATCGTACAGCTTGGCATTAATATAGTTAAAAATACTTCCAGCAGTTTTCCAGTTAGCAAGCCTTTCTGGCAAACTGTGCATGTGCCAAAAATCATTACGTAGATGACTTGACCATTGTACAATTACAACGTCGTCTTTAGTAAATTGGTGCTTGGCATTTGCCTCTGCTATGCGTTCAGCAATAGCACGATTACCGATACCGGACAACCCCCAGTTTTCCATGTAGTCAAACTCTAGCCCTAACATGTCAGCCCAAGTGGGCCAACTGTAACTAGTATAACTACAACCAAAAGCAAATAGTCTTCTCATTTACTTCTGTTCTGGAGGGCAACAAGCCGCTGGTGCTTGAGTAGTAATGGCAATGGCAGCGCCTGGGTTGTCATGTCGCTTGTATTTTGCTTCGCCTTTGACTACTGAATCAATAATAGCATCTTCAATTTTTTCATTCATAATCATAATACCGTCATTGCCGCGATCAGCAACTTCGTCCATAGTGATTCTAATTGGGCTATAACGTCTTACATCACCGCCCATGTCTAATACATCAAACTTTTTATAGTTAGGATATGTTACATTAATACCAAATGTAGAACCAGTAACAACTGTAGCAGGGATATCTAAAGAATACGCAATGTGTTGTCCCACACTATCACAACCTAAGAAATAATTACAACCGGCAATAACTGCCGACCATTGGCGTAAACTAATTCCCTGGGGATGAGCAACAGGATCTTTACAGCCGTACTGGGCAAAATCAATACCAATTTCACTCATTAGTACAACAGCATATTTCTTTTGTAGTTTCTTAACAATATTAATAACGTGTTGACCTTCAAAGCTACGTGCTGATGGATCAAAAATAACACCATTTTGACTTTGAACACCACGACCAAACGGTTGGAATACAACTACTTTATCTTTTTTAGTTTTTTCTTTTACTTCTTTAATCACGTTAAAGCCAGTAAACAGCTCTTCATTTGATAATTTAAGGCTTGGCTTTTGTAACTCTCTAACACCTTTGTTATTAATGGCAATGTCATAAGCCTGCGCAATTGAACATTGCTGGTTATAATATTCCCAAACTCTGTAAGGTTCTGGACTTACAATGTCCATATTGATCAACTTGTCTTCAAACAAGTTTTTGTGCCAATGATCGTAGGCACGTTCGTGTAGTAATGGGTGTCCTTTGTAAAAGTCCGTTCCGCCTTCACACACAATAATAAAATCTTTACCGTTTTCTTCTGCGTACTTTTCCAATGCTGGAATTGAGCATAATACGCGACCTGCGCCGCCGTTAATAAAGAATGCTTTTGCTCTTTGGGTCATATGATATCCTAATCTGATAGTAATGCAATTTAGCATATTTTTAAGTTGCGAGCAAGAGTTTTGAATAGCTAAATATGTAAAAGGGCGAGAAAATGAACTTTGCAAAATACTTTACCCGTGGCTTAAAAAACACCCTAAGATTGATAAATGGGGTAAATTTCTCACACCAAGGCCCATGGGTTTCAGTTGGTACTAACGGCATAACCGTTGATAATTTCCATGTAGGAGATTTTATGGCTGTAGATTACACTATTGCTGTAGACCATAGTACCGGAAAAAAAGAACTTATTAAATGTTTGGTAGTTGCTGGCCCACAAGAAGCTAGTTTAACTATCTATGGCCGAACAAATCTTGGGGAAAATCTAGTAGAATTAACAGCTACAGTTGACAGTTCTCGTGTATTTTTAAACGCAACGCAAGCTAACAGTTTAGGCGGCAAGCTGATTTTTAGTGCCAACTATTACAAAACGTTAAATGAATTGCACGTATAATACACCTAGATAAATATAAGATCGGAGCAATCAATGACAATTAATTTAACGCCGTTAGAGTCCAAATTTGGTTTTAAAGCACCGGGATTCTCTGTCGATACTGCGGGTAACTTAATTGCTACCTCTGTACAAGCAAGTAGTTTTACATCCGATGGTGCCGCAATTACGCTAGGTAATATTGTACTTCAAGATAACTTCATTGCTAACGAGTTTATTAATTCGTCAATCGGCACTGTTGATGAAACTGATCTACATATTAGTACAAATCTTGTTTTAGAACAAGGCACTATACAATACGACATTACTGCCAAAGATATATATGTTCAAAAAATATTGGCCAGTCAAGGTAGCCTGACTATAGAAACAACAGATGCTCCGCTTTTCTTAAAAACAAATTTTAGAGTTACAGTACAAAGCAGTCCGTTAAGACTGGCAGAGTTTGAAGAAGCAGACCGTGATGATATTATTCCAGCTACAGGCGATCTTGTTTTTAACTCGGATACTAACGCAATAAATTTCTATAACGGTAGTGCCTGGAAAAATATTAATAGTATGGGTAACATATCAGTTACTAATACTACTATGTCTGCGGGACTTGCCGAAGACATCTCAATCATTCCGCAAACAGGCGGCAGTGTAATTGTTAACAATCTTGTAATTAACGATTTACCAGTAGAAAATGAACAAGCAACACGAAAAGATTACGTGGATAGAAGAATCGCCGCATTTGCAATTGCGTTTGGGGCATAAAGGATAATAAATGGCTAAGCAAAGACTTCAAAATTATGTGTTTTTACCAGGAGTGGCTAGTAGCAGTAATGCCTACCCCGACGCTTATTGGTTAATAGAAGCTAACAAAACTTTTATTAAGAAAGAAGCAATCGCATATTTAGGTGCGACAATTGCTAGCGATACCGCAGTAAACTATAATCCGTATGCTGTTACTCTATTAACACTTAACAAAGCATTTTTATTAGATGAAATGGTAGCTTGGATTAATTACCAAGTAGCTAACAGTATTTCTCCGTTTGTAGGTTATACCTACGATGCTAGCAAGTGTCGTAGAGATCTAGGTTATATGATTGACGCTATCATATATGACGTTCGATACGGCGGTAATGAAAAAACTATTGAGACATTAAAACAATACTGGCTAAGCGGTGTTGCTCAAGTACGCCAGTTTGCCGAAGTAGCATTTTACGGACAATTAAGAACAATTTTAAACAACAGCATTTTATCAAACTCGCTGTATATTAGCCAACAAAGTCCCGTAGTTTCAACACAACAAGTAACATTAAACAATGCTGAAGATTCAGCAGTTACTAATGTGTACACTCTATTAACACTTACGAGTAACGTAATACAAAACGGATTGTCAGTATTACCTGCGCCAGCAAGCATTGTATACCCTGACGCGGTTAATGCTATTAGTATTAACAAACAATTCTTAAAAGATGAAATTGCCGCATGGATTGCTGAACAAGTAGAGGCTGAAAGTGAGTATAATTTAAAGCCTAATGCCTATTCATCATTAATACTTAATAAAACATTTATTGGTGAAGAAGCAGTTGCTTGGATCAATATACAAATAGCCGGCAACATTGCGCCATTTGTTAGCCCAAACATTGTTACATACGATCCAAGCGGAACTAAGTGTAAACGTGACATTGGCTATATTGTAGATGCTATTGCTAAAGACTTACGATTTGGCGGCAATGAAAATTTAAGAAAAGTATTGTCAATGTATTGGATTAACGGCGTTGCGCAAATTGACGGCCCACGTACTCCAGAAGTTGCTACTTACGAATTTGTTAAGACATTAATTAACAATTATATTTTACCGCAAGTCACATATACTAGCGCACAAACAAACGTATCTCAAAACTTATCCGGTAGTGCTCCTGAGACAGGTGTAATTACTACAGTTGCTAGTTTCCTTGACTCAGCTAAGAGTACTATTGAACTTGGCCTTGCTAGTTTGCCAACAGCAGTAGCTCCAACATATCCGTGGGGTGCCTACACTTATAATAAAGAAAAATGTAAACGCGATGTTGGTTATATTGTTGATGCGTACATCTATGACCTAAGCTACGGCGGAAATGAAAAGACTAGAGAAACTGTTAGCTTATATTGGTCAGGTACTACTCCGCAGATTGACGGCAGTAGAATACAGGAAGAATTAGCACACACCCAATTACGCGACATTATTAAAAATTATATTATTCCAGGTGTGACGTACGAAACATCGCAGGCTACACCAGTAGACAGTAGTCAAGTGTTAGTAGCCGCAGGTGAAGTAGCCGCCGTTACAAAAATTAACACACTAGCAGGCATCGTTACAGATGTGATAGTTAACGGATTAACAGCACTACCAGATTTAGAAACAGGTGCTAACTTAAACTTCTCAACTAGAAATTTTGCCGGCTACACTTATGATTCAGCTAAGTGCGAACGAGACATGAACTATGTGTTAGACGCATACTTAAATGACTTACGTTACGGCGGAAATTATAGAACTAGATTTATTGTATCTCGTTACTGGGAAGGAACACAAGCACAAGTTGACGGTGATAGAAAACCAGAAATTGCTGTACATAATTTTATTCGTGACTTAATCAACAATCGAATTATACCACAGTCAGTTAGTGATGCCCCATATCAAAGTACTTACGATCAAGTTACTAATTTAGGTAAGACTGGTGAAGTAGCCGCAAAATCTAGTATCAGTGCTTTAGCATTTATTGTTACTAACGTAATAACCAACGGGTTATCAGCAATACCAGCATTAGTTAACGGTGTTACTACTATTAAGGTTCAAGGCAAACACGAGTTAGGTGAAATATTATTAATTACAAATACATCTAACAATGAAATATTATACAACTTTAGTGATCCAACAATTAAAGGTATCATTACATTTGATTCAACATATAACAGTAACGGTATTGCTAGAGAAGAAGACTTTCCTAAATTCTTACAAACAGCAGACTACGTTACAACTATTACCTTAGACGTTGATACAAGCAACCGCTTCCGTGACGATCAAATTCAAATATTTGTTGAACAAAAAGAAATGCGTGTTCGACCATACGACTTTGGCACAGATGCTATCGAACGTATGCGTGTTGCGCAACCACAGTCTATGCTTGACGCTGACTTTGAGTATGGATTACAACCAACTAAGTGGCAAGCAATTGGTATTAGCCGAGGCTACCCGTCAGTGTACGAAATCCCAGGTACTGATACACAAGTATTATCAGTAGTAACTGATGCGTCTACTGGAACAGGCGGCATCGGCCAATCATTAATTACAGTTACAACAGCCGGCTCACATGGTTTTACTGTTGGTACTCCAATAACTATCCGAGCACTGGCTAATACAATTAGCGGCTTTAGTCGAGCAGAAGGCACTTTCTTAATACAAGGTGTACCGTCGCTAACAACATTTACATATTATGCCGTATCTAAAGTAGGTACTAGTAATGGCCAAATTCTTGCTACTACATATACACAGTTACGCAAAGGTGCGTTCTATACAGGCGCGGCACTAGGCCAGCCAACATTTAACGTTGCTTCAAACGGAACATTAGCTACTCTTACAACAGTATTCAACACACCGGCAGGCGGAGACCAGTTAGCATGGTCTGGATCAAATGTCCCAGACATTGGTTCACCGTTATCTGGAACAGGAATAGGTAGTGGCGCACAGATTACTGCTGTTGTTGGTACAGGCGGATTATCAGTAACTTCAGACATTGAGTTTGACGTGCCAATTAATGCTACTTCAATGGTACTAACAGACGCAACCGGCGTATTAGAAGGTATGGCCATAGACAACGGCTCTGGTACTGCTATATTTGTATCGGGCATTGCTAGTAACACTATTAGTTTTACTGGCCCTATTACAACATTCCGACGCGGTAATACAGCAACCTATATAAATGTATCTGGTACAAACATAAATTCTAACGGCACTGGAGCAACGTTCAGTGTTGATCGTGTGCTAGGAGTATATCAAGTATCAATTATTACACCAGGTAGTGATTATATTGTTGGAAATCGAATTAAAATATTAGGTACTGACCTTGGTGGTGCTGACGGTGTTAACGATTTAATTATAACTGCTGCCACTGTAACAGAACCTAACGGTGTACTTACTTTTGACAACGCAACATTAGTTGGTGGTACTGGCTATAGCAATACAACTTATCCTACAACAGGTGGCGACGGTACCGGATTAACTGTTGATGTAGTAGTTGACGGTAGCAATATTATTACAAGCGTAACAATTAATAATCCAGGCACAGGATATGCCGCAGCCGACGTTATTACTATAGACGGCGGCGACGATAATGCTACAATAACTGTACTAACTGTAGGCGGCGGCCTAATTACTGGAATTACAACACAAGGTACGTCAGTGACTGGCGGTGCGTCATATCCGTTGTTAACACAAAATTCTGTAACAAGCGGAGGTTCATATACTGAAGTTCCGCAACAAAGCACAAGTGGTGGCGGAAGTGGATCTAAGTTTAATGTCATCCGTCAATTTGGTGCTTATGGTGTTACACTTGCTACCGGATTTGAAGGTACTGGGTACGCTGTAAATGATACTATTACTTTATTAGGAACCTTAGTTGGCGGTTCAACTCCGGCAAACGACATCACAATAACCGTAACTGGTATTACCGATGAAGGTGCCGGTACTGGCCCAATTACAACATTTACTAGCGCAGGTACTGGTACTAGCACAAGTTCAGGTGCTGATGTATTGTTCACAATCAATCGAGCGTTAAGTGTGTACACTATTGGAGAAATTACACAAGCCGGTACTGGATATCTAGAAGGTGATAACATTGTAATTTTAGGAACAGATCTTGGCGGCTTAACACCAGACAATGATTTAATTATTACCGTAACCGGAGTAGACCTTGACGGCGGCGTGGCAGCAACATCGGTTGCTGGTGTGGCTATTACTGGTAACGCAACGTTTGGAACATTACCTGGCACTAATATTGTACCAACAGGCGCAGATGCTTCGTTTAATGTTACCCGTTCAGGTGGCGGCTACACTAACGTTGTAGTCAATAATCCAGGTACTAATTATTTCCAAGGCGATCAGATTACATTGTTAGGTACAAGTCTAGGTGGATTAAGCCCGGCAAACGATGTAGTTATTCGTGTAACTGGCGTAACATCTAACAGTATTAATACAGCTTCAATTATATCTGGTACTGCTATTACAGGAACAACAGTTGGTTATTATTCAGGAATAGCATTTAGTGAATTAACAACAGCCGCAATTCCCGCAGGTTCTACAATTAACGCATCGGCAATCGCATTAATTGAAGTTATTTTCCAATCACCGCACGGATTAATTCCAGGCGCAAACTTATTAGTTGATATTACTAGTAACGGTACAAACCATGCGTTAGCAAAAGGTCCGTTCTATGCTGAACAAGTACCTACAGTAAACACTGTACGATATACCGTAAGAGCGACCGGTACTGTTGATACCGGTACGGCGTTGGCCGGTATTGTGTACGCTAGACCAGACAGCTACTTTGTCCACAGACCATATGACGGCGGTGTTCAATTAGGTACCGGCGGTCCACAACACGGTGCTCAAGCAATTCGTATGAGTAAGAAATATATTCGTTACCAATCAGGTAAGGGTATTATGTACACCACCGGTGCGCTATTTGCTCCGAGCTATAGTTTACAAAACTTAACAGCTACTGGTCTTACTGCTGGATCATATATCACTATTACTACAGACGATGTTGACCACGGCTGTCAAGTTGGCGGTGTTATTAAGATCAATGGTGTAGATACTGGCGGATATAACGGCATCTATACAGTAGTTGATGTGATTAATGAACGTCAACTAAGAGTTCAAGCACAGGGCGGCTTAGCCAATGTATACGCAACTATTACAACTAACGCACAAATGTCCATACAAAACTGGCACGGTGCTACTGTACGAGCAGGTGTGTATGATGACCAGAACGGTATGTATTGGCAATATGACGGTAGAAATCTAGCAGTTGGTCGTAGAAGCTCAACATTCCAGTTATCGGGTGTAGTAAACATTGCTAGAGACACTAACGTGATCACTGGTATTAATACACGATTCCGTGATCAAATTAAAGCAGGTGACAGAATTGTTATCAAAGGTATGACTCATGTGGTATCAAACGTAACAAGTCAGACCAGCATGTCAGTGACTCCAGACTATCGTGGAGCAGTTGATTGCGTACAATCTAAAGTGTGTTTAGTACAAGATTTAATTATTAATCAAAATGACTTTAACTTAGATCGATTAGACGGCACAGGGCCAAGCGGCTATAATCTTGACACATCATTTATGCAGATGATTGGTATTCAGTATAGCTGGTATGGTGCTGGATTTATTGATTACATGCTACGTGGTAGTGACGGTAATTATGTATTCGCGCACAGAATTCGTAACAGTAACGTAAACACTGAAGCGTATATGCGTACTGGTAACTTACCAGTTCGATACGAAGTTATTAATGAAAGTGCTTTTGGTAAACTAGCGCAATCTATTACTAGAACACAAACAACAATACCTTTATTAGATGCGTCTGCTTTCCCAGATGAGTCTGGCATTGTTTATATTGACAACGAATTAATTGCGTTCAGCGGCAAAGTAGACAATTCATTAGTTGGATGTACACGTGGCGCACCAATGACAAACTTTGTGGGAGGCGCACAACGCACATTCCGAGCAGGTTTTGCCGCAACACACGAATACAATACTGGGGTAATTTTAGTAAGTAACACCATTAGTCCAATTATTAGTCACTGGGGTAGTGCGTTCTTAACAGACGGTTTATTTGACGAAGATCGCGGTTACATTTTTAACTACGCATCTACAGGTATTTCAATTAGTACTACAAAAACCACAGCGTTCTTAATACGATTAGCACCAAGTGTGTCAAACGCTATTGTTGGTGACTTAGGCGAACGAGAATTAATTAACAGAGCGCAATTACTATTAAAAGAAATTGCTATTACTTCTGATACAGGTACTGGTGGTATCGTTGTTGAAGGGGTATTGAATCCACAAAACTATCCATTAAACCCTAGCGCAATTAGTTGGGGCGGATTAGCTGGACTATCACAAGGTGGTCAGCCTAGCTTTGCGCAGATTGCTCCAGGCGGTTCTGTAAACTGGAATAGCGGATCATCACAACAAACGTCTACAGGTACAACACTAGGCACAATATCAGGAAACTTAACAGTTCCAACTGGCACTGCTTTTAACAGACCAAGCGGCACTACATTTGCCTATGTTACAAAAACAAGTTGGGATAATTTAGGAGCGTCAACTGGATTTGCAATAAGTGACGGTAAAATCCCAGCAGGCGCAACAATAACAACTGTTACAGCTAGCCCACTTCCTATAGCAACTGTACTTGACACTGTGTCGACTACAATGGCAACATTTGGCCCAACATTGTCAACTGCCGGCGGAAGTATTTCTGGCACAACTGCTACAGTATTTTTACCTAACCAGTCGTTTGTACCGTACCCAACTGGTAGCACTATTGCTGTTGCAGGAGTATCGCCGGCAAACTTTAATGGAACGTTTACTGTTATTAATGCTGGCACTAACTTTGTACAATATACCACTAGTGGCGCCGCTGGTAATATGACTGTTAACGGTAACGTATCTACTAGATACCCAGCAGGCAGTAACGTGTTGAGAATCACTAAAGCAAGTTGGGAAGCTATGACTAACCCAGTGAACGCAACTGGATTTAGAGCAAGTACTAGTTACTTCCCGGTTGACACATTTGTAACTGCGGTAAGTGTTATTCAAGGCACTACACCTAATCAGTGGTACAACGTTACTTTTAGTAAAGTAACTAGCACAGTGATTGCTAACAACGTTAACATACCAATGTCTATTGGTGGAACATACGGTTCACAAACTACTGCGTACTATACCTCAGCAAGCTGGAACGCTTTACCAGTTGATGTGCCTATTGTTGGTGCCACAACTTCTGATGCTAAATGGATTAGCGGCGCTACTATTACTAGTATTACCGCACTAAGAACGTTTGCCGGCACTGGTTATTATGCTGTGGTTCATAATAATCCTGCGGCGCTAAGTGGTAATCAAACAGTAACATATAATTCTACACAATACTATACAGTATTCTTTAGTACAGCATCTTCAAGCGCAATAAGTTCTACAAATACTATTGGATTACAACTAGCACCAAGTACTATTACTACCAACACGTTGTATTTTACACAAGCAAGTTGGGAAGCCTTAGTTGCTAGTTATGGTATTTCAACTGGTACTGAATTGGGAGATACTAAGTATCCAGCTGGTACTCGTGTACAAACAGTTAGCGCATTAAGAACGTTCTCGGGCACTACTTACTATACGGTAACATTTACGCAGACGTCTAATGCTGTTATTCCAGGCGCAAGTACAATTACATTCAAGTTTGGACAACCGCCTTACGCACTACCAGGTGAAACAGTATTTTCGTTCATTGCGCAACCAGGTGGTAACTCAGCACTTGACTTGTCAGAATTGAAAGAATTGACTAATACTACATTAGGTGGTAGAGGAACATATCCAAACGGTCCTGACGTATTAGCGATTAACGTCTATAAGGTGTCAGGCACACCAGTTACATCTAACATTGTTGTACGTTGGGGTGAAGCGCAGGCTTAAACGATATCGATGATATCAATAATGGTTTGAATCTTAGCTTGTATAATTTTATTACGCAAGCTAAGAGCAAGACCGTTGTGTAACGGCTTAGGCAATGACTCTAAACTAAACCAGCCCCAAGCAGTATGCTCTTCACTTAGTGTTGGAATAAATTCGTCATCAATAATACAGAAATAAGTGTGGAAATTAAACACTGAGTCGTTTGACACAAATGTTTCTAATGGCATTGTTTTGATGAAAGCAGGAACGTGTCCAATTTCTTCTTGAACTTCGCGCTGTAGCCCACTCCATGGATTTTCGTACTCGTGATTAGTACCACCAATAAGACCCCATGTACCTGCGTGTTTGCCGTGTGCTTTTTGAACTAATAAAAACCTGCGAACAGACCTAGCGTAGATTAATGCTCCGCTACAAACTATCTTATCTGTTAAAGTTCTATTCTCCATAACCCAGCTTTATATTGACCTTCGAATGATTTAGCCCATTGTACACCGTTCCATACGTATTGTACTTTGTTCCCATTGTATATATTGCTTTGATAGATGTGAGTATCAGTTTCTTGAGCGGCTTCAAATATAACTTGCCAGTGATCGCCTTGCCACTCGATAATATCATTAATTTTAGCAACAAAATCAGTACCGTTAGAGTTCTTCCAACCATCAGGGCCGTTGTTAGTAGCAGTACCTGTGTTGCCAGTATAGTCGTTATTTTTAAAGTTTACATCTGAACCGATGTCTTCAATAATTAAAAATCTATCGCCAGCAACTACATTCTGCATTCCATGGCCAGGATAGACTGTATGAGGATCAATAATAGCATCAAAGCTGCCGTTACTTCTACCGCCACTTGACGAACGGTCACCTGTAGTAACTATGTCATCATCTTGAGGATATGTATCGGAATCCCAAATAACTGTCAATGATGTAAAGTCTGTAGGTGTAACAACAAATGTGCCAACGACTTCATTACCGTTTGGTTGTACTAAGTATATCATGCTTGAACCTGGGGTAAATTTACCAGGATATAGACTAAAGACCATGTTCCAATCTAGTGGTTGTCCTTGTCTAACAGCAACTTCAAAATTTGGTTCTCTTGGAATACTGCTTTCAGTAGGCCCGAGCAATTCTACTTTATTGTTATATACTTGAATATTATAATCAGTGATGGTTACAATATCTTTTGATAATACTGTTGATAGTGTTGTATCACCGGACACCAACGGAATACCAAGTCCGTCAATGTATTCGTTACTATCACTACCTGAATTTTGATACAGGCTTGTAATAATACTAGTAATAACACCAAGGTGTTTGACCTTAACTGGCGGGCTAATCCATATAGGAGTATCTAAGGTTAATGTAGCAATGTCAATAGGCGCATCTTGCGTGCCAATTGGAATAGACTTGCTTGACCAGCTCATGTTGGCTAAGTTCAATACTGATAAACTTGTCCAGTCAATGTAGTTGTCAGTTGTTTGTAATTCTAAACTTGGATTAAACAATACTAGTATCTGTTCAAGTATTTGTAATTTTTGGTCAGTGTTAGCAGACCAAATATCAACCTTCATCGTTAATTTAAACGGAGTTGGCATTAGTCGTTCTACTGTATAGTTACGACCTTGACCTTGTGTGTATGCTCCGCCTTCAATGTCTCGTTCTCTAATATGAACTTTTCCAACATACGTAGAATCACCTAAGCGTTCTTTATCAAGTTGTAGATCACTAATGTACACGCTGATGCGCGGCACTGAGTTAATTTTATTTTCACTGTTCTGACGGATAATTGATGCGACTTGTTTGTCCGCATCACCGTACAATACAGGAATACGTACTAACGATCCGTCAGCGTATTTTACAGTAAAATGACTCAATATACGAATAGTCTGCGTAATATAGCGTCTTATCTGGCCATCATAAAAATGTAACATTATAAATCTGCCCTAGGTTTAAGTGCCTTTGATAGCGATTGGCGAATTGGTTCTCTATGGTTACATAAGCTAATAGTCCATGTACCAGTATACGGAATTTTTTGTTGTACGCTGTCAATGATAGGTAATGTAATAGTAAGTTTTCCAGCAGTATTTGTAAAAATACCAGAATGGTCAGCTACTGTGTATGCTATTTCAACGGTGTCTAATTTTAATACAAGATACAATGCTGTTTGATATGTGATATTAGTTGTAATAGTAAACGTATCTTTTTCTATCAGTACTGGGTCAGTAGCAACTGAATCATTATAAATGTAATCAGTATTATTAATAAATCCAGTCTTGAGAGTTTTTCTACTATTGTTGTTTGTCATTGACATGCGTACCGCATCTTCAATTTTAACCCAACGAGTTCCGTCAAATCTAAATAATCTGTTAGGCATAAAGTCAGTGCGCAAAAAGAAATCATTTGCCTCAGGTGCTTCTGGAAAGTGTATTCCAAAACCGAACATACTCAATTCGCCGGCGGATGGTTCATATCCGTTAGATGGTTTGCCGTCTCCTACAAGATACCCAGTGTATCCTGTTCTAACAGGCACTGCTCTAGCTAAGTCAGCAGTATCACCTGTGTTACTAGCATCAAGCGTTGTAAGATCACTTGTTCTTTCTAAAATAGGTTTGCCGGTAGATGGATCAACTGCTAGTGTGTAAAATTGTCTAGTTTCATAGCCGCTCATAGGAGCGTCTTCTTCTGCTTGCTCTAAGACCTTATCATTAATTTCTAATTCTTTAGCACGAGTACTTAATAAGTTTTCAATACTGTTAGTGTAGACAGTAAAGTATGAAGTGTTAGGCGGCGCATTGCCGGTAGTGTTGGCTGTAACTGTAAACAGTTCTCCGTCTTTACGAACAATTTGTCCAGTCACATAAGCAGTAGCTGGATTATAATCTCCAACAAATTTATCTAAATCAGCACCTGCTGGCGTTCTAAGTATGTCAGCAAATTGTTGGCTGTCAGTAATCTTTCTCATCTTTAATCTATAAAGATGCGGGAACCAAGTTGAGCTAAATCCTTCGCTAGCACGACCTACGTCTTCAATAACATAGTAACGTGGTAGACTAATATCACCATCACCTAAGGCAAATTGATCAGTTAAGTGTGGTAGTTCAAGTACATCACCGCTAAGTGGCTTACGGCCAATAAATTTAATAAAGTCATTAATGTGTACTGTCATGAACAACGTGTCGTTATCAATAAACAGACCAAACTGGCTTAGGTTAAAATCAATATTTTGTACGTTATACAAGCCACGAATTTTATAAATTTCAGTATCGTATTTTCTGTCGCGATTTTCTAAAAATAACAAATCTTGAATGTTGGTAACATTGTACGAGTCAATAGTGGGCTGATCATGCGTTCCGTTAGCGTTTAGCTTTGGGCCCATATATTTGTGGATATAAACGTCAGTTCCACCGGCCTGAAACATTTCAGAAATCTGTCGATCTATGAATTTATAGTCTTGCCCACGTTCGGGTTTATATAGAGATAGTCTTGGCATATGATATTTATCGTAAGATAAATATGAGTGGAGAGTAAAACATGGCAGATCCAACATCACTATTAGAACGCAATAAGGTATTTGACTACGTAAGAACTATGCTGGGTGACGGCATGGTTGAAGTAGAATTAGACCCTAAGCACTACGAAACAGCACTAGATCGTGCGATTACACGCTTTAGACAGCGTAGTAGTAATGCGGTAGAAGAAAGCTATATGTTTCTCGAATTAATTCAAGATACTAACGAGTATAGATTACCAGACGAAGTTGTTGAAGTACAAAGCATTTATCGTAGAGCAATCGGTAGTCGTAGCGGCAACGGCGCAGGCGGAACACTATTTGAGCCGTTTAACTTGGCCTATACTAATACCTACTTGTTAAGCGGAACCATGATGGGCGGCCTAGCTACTTACGAATTGTTTGCTGGATATCAAAAATTGGTAGGTCGTATGTTTGGTAGTTTTATGGAATTTAAGTGGAAACCTACAAGCCACATATTAACTATACTACAACGCCCGTTTGCCCAAGGCGAACAAGTAATGCTTCGTTGCCATAACTACCGCCCAGATTACGTATTGTTAACTGATATCTACGCAAAGCAATGGCTGTACGACTACACACTAGCAGTTTGTAAACTAATGCTAGGCGAAGCTCGTAGTAAGTTTGGTAGTATTGCTGGCCCAGGATCACCAATTACATTAAACGGTACAGCACTTCAAACCCAGGGTAAAGAAGAGATTGCCGCGCTAGATAAAGAAATTGAAAACTTGGTTTCTGGCGGAAGCCCAATGACATTCGTTATTGGCTAACAAATTATTTGACCTTGTAATAAAACTGTTATATACTAGTAGTTCATTAGGAGACTACTATGATTATTGGTGTATGCGGTTTTATTGGTTCTGGCAAAGATACTATTGCTGATTACCTAACTAACTTCCACGAATTTCGACGAGAAAGTTTCGCCAATACTCTTAAAGATGCTGTAGCCAATGTGTTTGGTTGGGACAGAACTATGCTAGAAGGCCGCACAAAACAAGCCCGCGAATGGCGTGAACAAGTAGATCCATGGTGGGCAGAACGCTTAAACATGCCTAACCTAACACCACGTTGGGTGCTACAATATTGGGGCACTGAAGTTTGTCGTCGAGGCTTTCACGATGATATTTGGATTGCGTCATTAGAAAACAAACTACGCAACAGCAAAGACGATGTAGTCATTTCAGACTGTCGTTTCCCCAACGAAATTAAATCAATTAAAGCCGCAGGCGGCATTGTCGTACGTGTTGTCCGTGGTCCAGAACCTGAATGGTACGAAGATGCTATTAATGCTAACCGCGGAGAAGTTGGTAATTTTTCATGGTCCACTAGCCGTAGCAAACTTGAAAAAGCTGGTATTCATGCTAGCGAAACTGCTTGGGTTGGAACTAAGTTTGATGCGGTATTAGATAATAATGGCAGTATAGACGACTTGTTTGCCCAAGTTAAAGGTCTGGTACAAGATCACCCTGCCGCCATTTAATACCTTCTTTGTGTAGCACACGCTGACAGTTAGCACAAACTGTTTTAAGATTACCGTGCTTACAATTATTTAAATCCCCGTCTATATGAAACACAGCATATACTTCGGGGTGTATGCTTTTAAATCCACACTTATCACATTGCGGTTTTACTTTATAGCCTGCTCTTGACCATCGTGGTATTCCATAGTATAAACCGTGGGTTAAACACACTTCGCATAGCCTGCGATAGTAGGTTCTGCCGTTCTTTTTATAATTAACGGCAGCAGGACGTTGTCCGCAAGTACATAAAGGTCTCATGTACGTATTTACACCTTTGCTACCCCTTTTCGTGGCGGTATTACAAGTATAAAAAGCCAAAAACCTATAAATACATGTAGAATTCGTATTCATGGAGATTACAATATGGCTCAATTAAGTTCACCAGGCGTAAGCGTAACGGTTATAGACGAATCGTTCTATACCCCAGCTGCACCCGGAACAGTCCCTTTAATTATCGTTGCTTCTGAAGAAAGCAAACAGAACGGTGCTGGTACAGGTACTGCCGCTGGTACATTAAAAGCAAACGCAGGTCAAGTTTATTTACTAACAAGTCAGAAAGATTTGTCAGACACCTTTGGTACACCAGTATTTAAAACTGATGCTAACAACAACCCAATACACGCTGGAGAGCAAAACGAATACGGTTTACAAGCCGCATACAGCTTTCTAGGCGTAAGTAATCGTGCGTATGTTGTACGTGCTGATATTGATACTGCTCAATTAAATGCTTCAGCTACTGCTCCGGCAGGAAACCCGGAAGATGGTACATTTTGGTTTGACACAGCAAATACTAAGTTTGGTGTATTTGAATGGAACTCAGCTGATGCTGACGTAACCGGTGGTCAAACATTTATAAACAAAGTTCCTACAATCATTACAGATCCAACTAAGTTAGATGGTTATTCAAATGACGGTTCATACACTGGCATTAAAAATAACGTTGGCGCAGTTGGTAGCTATGCGATTGTAGCAGTTTCAACATTAAACAAATTATGGTATAAAAAGCCAGCAACAAACACAGCGGCTCACGTATGGGTTGAAGTTGGTTCTGAAGCTTGGAAAGCAAGCTGGCCAACAGCACAAGGTACTAAAGCAGTTACTACATTAGATCCATCATTATCAATTACTATTAACGGTAGCATTGCGCTATCAGCTAGTTCATTAGGTGATGCTACAGGCGGTCTAGTTAAGGCAATTAACGATGCGGCAATTACTGGCGTTAAGGCTGCGAACATTGACGGACGTTTAAACTTATATTCAAACGGCACTGGCGCAAACAGCGGCAATATTGTACTAACAGGTACATTGTTAACTGTATTAGGTTTTGCTCTTCCAGTATCTCCAGCAACGTCTGTAACATATAAATTACCAGCGTTGGCTATTTCAGCGCACACAGCAGTTCCAGAATACAAGCGTTCAGATGCTCCTACTACAGTTAACGGTAGCGCAACAGGTTCTATCTGGATTAAAACAACTACTCCTAACTTAGGAGCAGATTGGATTGTTAAGAAATACAATGCGGCTTCAGCAGGTTGGTCTACTCAATTAGCACCAATTTATGCTAACAACGCTGCCGCTCTTAAGGGCATTGACTCAGCAGGCGGCGGTATTAGCCTAGCAGTTGGCCAGTTGTATGTAAAATACAATGACGACGAAGGTGCTACACCAGAAGCAAACTTTAAGATCTATGCTCGTTCAGCAGTAGGCGCAACTGTTATTACTTCTAAAGTATTAGAAAATTCTACCTTTACAGGTACTGGTTTAGCACCAACTACTTATGAGTTTACTATTAGTGAAACTACAGCAGGTAGCGATGCGTTTAGTACACCAGTGAGCGTAGTGTTTACAGGCACTTCAAGTGCAGCTGACCGTGCTGGTTTGTTAACAGCAATCCAAGCGGCGCTACCGTCAAGCACTAACATCCGTGCTGAACTTAACAGCAGTAACAAGTTAGTATTAACGCACACACAAGGTGGCGACATTAGATTAGTTGATGTACAAGCTGACCCGATTGCGTTAATATTCCCTGTATCAACCACAGCAAACTTAGTAGCAAACCCAACAGGTGTAGCTAAGAACTATGTTGCTACACTATGGACTGCTACTGTAGCAGGTTCAGCAGTAGCAGTACCAAGCGCAAGTGCTCCAACAACAATAACAGCTAACGGCCGTTTATGGTATAACAGCATTGTTGACGAAGTGGACATTATGATCCACAACGGTACACACTGGGTTGGATATCAACACTTTACACAAAATCAAGTTGGCGGTGACGCAACTGATCCAAACGGTCCAATCGTTAGTGCTACTAAGCCAACAGTACAAAGTGATGGCACAGCATTAGCTAACGGTGACCTATGGATTGACTCAGGTGACACTGAAAATTATCCACAGATTTACAAGTACAACTACTTGACTAAGAAATGGATTTTAGTTGATTCTAGCGATCAAACAACTGAAAACGGTATTTTATTTGCTGATGCTCGTTGGGCAACAAGCGGTACAACTGCTACTCCAAGTTTAATCGTAGATTTATTATCAAGCGATTTCTTAGACTTTGACGCTCCAGATCCAGCACTATATCCAAAAGGTATGTTGCTATGGAACTTACGTAGAAGCGGTTTCAACGTTAAGAAATTTGTACGTGACTACGTTGACACACTTGCTAAAAACAAGCGTTATAACGGCGTTGACGGTGTTGCTGGCGCAGTAGGCGACGGTAGCAGTATGTCTGGTTACTATCCACATCGTTGGGTTAGCGAAGCCGCTAATCAATCAAACGGTGCTGGAACATTTGGTCGTCAAGCACAACGTAAAGTTGTTGTACAAGCGTTACAAGCTCTTGTTAACAGCAACCAACAAATCCGCGATGAAGAATCACGTATTTTCAACTTAATGGCTTGCCCAGGTTATCCAGAGTTAATTGGTGAACTAGTATCACTAAACTACGATCGCGGACTAACAGCGTTTGTAGTAGGCGACACACCAGCACGTTTAACACCAGATGCTACAAGTTTAAGCAACTGGGGTAACAACGTAAATGGCGCTTTAGAAGATAACGATAAAGGTTTAGTCAGCTTTGACGAATACTTAGGTTGTTTCTATCCATGGGGTTACACTAGTGACAACATTGGTAACAACGTAGTTGTTCCTCCAAGCCACATGATGCTACGCACTATTGCGTTAAGCGACAATGTTTCTTACCCATGGTTTGCTCCAGCAGGTACACGCCGTGGCGGCATTACTAATGCTAGCGCAGTTGGATATGTTGATGCTGAAGGTGAATTCCGTTCAGTAGCACTAAACAACGGACAACGTGATACATTAGCTGGCATTAAAGTTAATCCATTAACATTCATTACAGGTACAGGACTAGTAAACTACGGACAATACACTCGTGCTAAGAACGCAAGTTCATTAGACAGAATTAACGTAGCACGTCTAGTAATTTACTTACGTCGTCAACTAACACAGTTATCTAAACCATATGTGTTTGAACCAAACGACAAGATTACACGTGATGAGATTAAGGGTGCAGCAGAAAGCCTAATGTTAGAATTAGTAGGCCAACGTGCTTTGTATGACTACATTGTAGTTTGTGATACAAGCAACAACACACCTGCGAGAATTGATCGTAGTGAACTATACTTAGACATCGCAATTGAACCAGTGAAAGCAGTGGAGTTTATTTACATTCCATTACGCTTGAAGAACACTGGCGAGATCAAAGGTCTAGCATAATATAAACGGAGCATAACAAATGGCAATCGCATCATTATCAAAATTTACAGTACCTTTAGCTAGCGATCAATCAGCTAGCTCACAAGGTATGTTGATGCCAAAATTAAAATATCGCTTTAGAGTGATGTTTGAAAACTTTGGCGTATCAACTCCTACAACTGAATTGACTAAGCAAGTAAGCGAAGCGGCTCGTCCTAACGTTCAATTTGACGATCAAACAATTCAAGTTTACAACTCAACGATTCACTACGCTGGACGTCCTAAGTGGAACACATTTACTGTGAAACTACGTGATGACGTTACAGGTGCTGTGTCTAAATTAGTTGGTGAACAGCTACAGAAACAATACGACTTCTTTGAACAAAGTAGCGCGGCTTCCGGCGGTGACTACAAGTTCTTAATGCGTGTTGAAATGTTAGACGGTGGTAACGGTGCTAACACACCAAACGTTCTTGAAACATGGGAATGTTATGGTTGCTACATTACACAATCTAACTACAACACATTAGGTTACGGCGGTCAGGAAATGTTAACAATTGACTTAACAATTCAACCAGACAACTGTATTCAAACTAGTGGTGGTGCTGCAGCTCCAACAGGTAGAGCAACAGGTACAGCGGCTACTGGCGCAGGTAACAGAGTTTAATAAAATTGCCCGTGTAATGCGGGCTTTTTTATAGCTGTTCATTATATACGTAGTTTATTTTTTAACTAAATATTTGTATGGCATTCACACCTACCAATCAGTTATCTAATACTTCTAGCATCTTACAGCGTGATTATCAACACGCGGCAAGACTGTTCACCGACGACCAGTTTAGATTAGCCCCTAAACACAAATTTCTTTTTGCGGTACAATTTACATTGAACAAAGCCGCACTAAAAAACGTAGAACTAGTTGATCGTCACGGATACGAAATAGGCATGTTAGTTAAATCTGTTGACTTGCCAAACTTTACTATTCAAACAGAAACGTTGAATCAGTATAATAGAAAGAAAAATGTTCAAATAACACACAAGTATAACCCATCAAACTTTACATTCCATGATGATAACATGGGTCTTATAAACATGATGTGGCAAAACTATTACAACTATTACTATGCTGATCCAAGTAGTGCGGCTGACACAGTTGGTGGTTACAATCGCATTGCTATGAAAAATTCAGACTATATTAAAAATACCTACGGTTTAGATAATAATAGTTCTGTTCCTTTCTTTACTAACATTAAGATTTTTCAAATGGCACGTCACGAGTTTGTTAGTTACACACTAGTCAATCCTATCATTGCTAGTTGGAACCATAATAAACTTGACTACTCTCAAGCTGGTACACACGATAATCAAATGAGTGTTGCTTATGAAGCCGTTGTTTACAATAGCGGACAAGTTGGCGGAGCAGGTGAAGGAGAGTCGTTCTTAACTACTTCACACTACGATCAAACACCAAGCCCACTTCAAGGCAAGGATACAGGCATATCACAAAGTCCTAGTTTTGCTAACAAGTCTACTAACTCAGTAGGTGAAAGTATTAGTAATAGAGTTGCGGCCGTGAACGCATATCAAAATTCTAAAGAACTAGCAACTTCTGCTCCTGGCAAAGGACTGTCTAGTATTATTAGTACTGCCGCACAAGGCTTTTCTGGAATTCAAGGTGTTAAGTTTCCGCAGTCTAATGCGCTTACTAAATCTAAAACTGTTGTAGCAACTGCTATTAATTTATTTAGGAAATAAAAATGTCAAACCTACCATCAGAATCTAACCAAATTGGCAACGTAGAAGTTAAAAACTTCTTTGATAAATTCTTTGCTCACGAAGTTAGTTTTCCATCAAACCAAATTGACGCAGTTGTTGGTTTCTTTTTAAAACATGGCTTTGATCCTGAAAGCGCAAGAAGTACAGGCATTGTACTGTTAAATCAAGCTCGTGCTGACGAAGTTAACGTGTTTACGTTAATCGATACATTAAAGTCACTTACTGATGTACAACTTAGCCAAGTTGTTGCTCAGGTATTAAATGCTTACCGTGAGAAGGTTAGTTTACTAGGTTATAGAATCGCACCTTTAGTGGATACTTACGAATCTAGAAACATCCTAATATAACATGGCTTCAAAATTTGCTCGTGGCAAATTCACCATGACAAACCCAGCAAAGTATGTGGGTACAAAAATTCCAGTATATCGTAGCAGTTGGGAATGGAGCTTTATGCGATTTTGTGACACTAATAAAAGTGTACAAAAATGGGCCAGTGAAGCTATTAGTATCCCCTATCGTGATCCATTAACTGGTAGACATACAATATATGTTCCTGATTTTTTTATTCAGTATTTGGATAAAAACAATCGTATGAATGTAGAACTAATTGAAATAAAACCAGCAAGCCAGCAGATACTCGAGCGTGTAGGTAAGAACAAATATAATCAAGCACAATTTGTTAAGAATCAAGCCAAATGGGGCGCCGCTAATTTATGGTGTAAGCAACAGGGCATTAAGTTTCGTATTCTTAATGAAAATGATTTATTCCACACCGGCAACTAGGCATAAGTAATATTATGAAGAAACTTGAAGAAATCCTAAACTTGCCTGCTAGTAAAGACCTTATTAAAGCAGAAGAAAAGAAAAAGCAAAAAGCTGCCAAGCCAGAAGCCTTCTTACGAAGTATGGATGAATTTGATAAAATTTCAGCCGCTTTACCACAAGTTAAAGGACTAGGCGATATAGCTGATGAAGAGCTAGATTCTCTAGCACAGCGAGCAACTGATGCTTATGATGATTTAATGGACCTGGGCATGAATGTAGAAGCACGTTACTCAAGCAGAATCTTTGAAGTAGCGGGTGGCATGCTTAAAAACGCCATTGATGCTAAAACAGCTAAGTTAGATAAAAAGTTAAAAATGATTGAGTTACAGCTTAAAAAAGCTAAACTTGACCAAGACGCAAACCAATCCGATGACGGTATTAACATTAACGGCGACGGCTTTATTGTTACAGATCGCAATAGTTTGCTCGAGAAATTAAAGAATTTAAAATAAATATAGTACTGGGATTAGAACATGAAATCATTTAAAGAATACTTATTAGAGAGCAAACAAACATACGATTTTAAAATTAAAATCGCCGGTGATTGCCCTGACGATTGCGTTGCTAAAATTAAAGAAGCTTTATCTTCATGCAAGGTAGAATCTTGCTCACAAGGTAAACGTACTCCTATTACGGAAAAACAAATTGATTTTCCACAATTAGAAAATGTTGGAGTTACAGTTTTTGAAGTAACACTAGGATACCCAACTACTTCTGTTCAAGTTAGAGAAGCAGTTTCTAATAAATTAAACATTGTTCCAGCAAACATTCGTGTACGCAACGATCAGGAAGAAGAAGAACTTGCTCTGAATCACGAGCATGACGAAGCAACTGGCGAAGCATTACTAGAAAAAGACCTTGAAGAAGTTGACGGACAAAAGTTAGTGGGTCAAAAGCACACTATGAGTTTGTTAAAAGAACTAGGCAAGAACAAAACAACCGGTACACAATATAAAGGTACTAACGATAAATTACTAGCTAAGAAAGCGCCAAGTGAAAAGCCAGCTAAAGCTGAAAAACACACTCCGTCTGCTAGTCCAATTAGCGGAAGAGCAAAAGGAAAATAATATGAACTTTCAAGATTTATTCAATAAAATTAAAGCAATTGACGAAGGTACTATGGTAGCTCCGGCTCCTGCCTTAGCAGTAGCATCAGGTGATGAAGTACTTACTGGCGAATGCGGCGGCGACATGCCTGGCGATATTATGCGTCCACCAACTCCTAAGCAAAGCGATTCTGTAACTATGAACGTTAGCTTAAATGGTAGCGGTGCTGGCGGCATCCGTGATTTAATGGATGTACTTAAAAATATCCAAGACGGATCAGATCATGATCATGGCTCAATGGGAGGCGAACCTGAAATTGCTCTAGCGTTTGGCGAAGAGCAAGCTGATGGCGGGTTCCAAAATGCTACTACTCAACCCGACGAGCAGATTTCAGGAGTAGACGCAGTAACAGCTACTGGTAATGATTTATCAAGCCATGGTGGCAATGAAGTAGAGAAAGTTAACGGTGGCGGTAACCCGTATAATACTGTACAAGAATCGCTAGTTTCAAGATTACAAGCACATTACGCAAGTATTAAAGGCGAGTAAAGTTTCGTCAGCAGTATCAAAAGCACCCTAAGGGGTGCTTTTTTTATGTAAATAAAGTTATGGCAAAATCACTAGAAGGCGTCTTAGTAAAAAAGGCGCATACAAAAGAAAAGTACAGTGAAGATCAAATAACGGATCTTTTAAAGTGCTCTGACCCCAAAGAAGGGTACATGTACTTTGTACAGAATTTCTTTCACATTCAGCATCCTACTAGGGGTAAGGTTAAGTTTGAACCTTACGAATACCAAAACAGATTACTACACAGTTATCACGATTATCGTTTTAACATTAACATGATGCCACGTCAAAGTGGTAAAACTACTTGCGCCGCTGGTTACCTACTATGGTACGCAATGTTTCACCCTGATCAAACCATTTTAGTTGCAGCCCACAAATACACTGGTGCCCAAGAAATTATGCAACGTATCCGTTATGGATACGAATTATGTCCTGACTACATCCGAGCAGGCGTTGTTAACTACAACAAAGGATCAATGGAGTTTGAAAATGGATCAAGAATTGTATCAGCTACTACTACCGGCAACACTGGTCGCGGTATGTCAATATCCCTACTATACTGTGACGAGTTTGCTTTCGTTCAACCAAACATTGCGGAAGAGTTTTGGACTTCTATATCACCAACACTAGCAACTGGTGGTAAGGCAATTATTACTTCAACGCCTAACAGCGATGAAGATACGTTTGCTACTATCTGGAAAGAGTCAAAGGATAACTTTGACGAGTTTGGCAACGAACGTGCCGACGGACTAGGTCGCAACGGCTTCCACGGATTTATGGCAGAATGGTTTGAACATCCGGACCGTGACGAACAGTGGAAGAAAAATGAACTAGGGCGTATTGGCGAAGAACGATTCCGTCGTGAGTACGGATGCGAGTTCTTAGTATTTGACGAAACACTAGTAACCAGTCTTAAATTATCAGAAATGTTAGGCCGGGAGCCTATACTAAAAACAGGTCAAGTTCGCTGGTTTAAAAAGCCATCAGCAGGCAACTTGTATATTGTAGCATTGGATCCTAGTTTAGGTACAGGCGGAGACTATGCGGGTATTCAAGTGTTTGAATTACCTAGCTTCGAACAAGTAGCAGAATGGCAACACAACATTACACCTGTACAAGGGCAAGTTAAGATATTCCGTGATGTATTAAAATATATACAAGATGAGTGTGGCGCAGACTACAATAATAACTTGTATTGGTCTGTAGAAAATAATACTGTAGGTGAAGCCGCCCTGGTAGTAATTGCTGACCTAGGTGAAGAAACATTCCCAGGATTATTTGTAAGCGAGCCCGTGAGAAAAGGACATGTACGTAAATTCCGTAAAGGATTTAACACTACATTTAGCAGTAAAATTTCAGCTTGTAGTAGATTAAAGTTTTTAATTGAAGAAGACAAGATGAAGATTAACAGCAAGATCCTTATCAGCGAGCTTAAAACTTTTATTGCTAGCGGTGTAACTTTTAAAGCTAAAACTGGACAACACGACGACTTAGTTTCCGCCTTACTGTTAGTAGTACGCATGAGCGTTATTCTAGCAGATTGGGATCCTAAAGTATTTGAAAGTTTAAGCGTGAATACACACTTTGAAGAAGATTGGGAAGCTCCGTTACCCATATTTGTTTCCTCTAACATCTGATAAATATAACATGAATGCTAATTTAGATAAAATTGCTAAAGATCTGTACGGTAAGATACAGACTCGCTTTGCTGACATTAAAATCGGCGATGAAAACGCCGCTGTATTAAGTAAAAAAGAAGATATTCCTAAAGCTCGATTTTTTGAATTTGAATATGAAGAAAACGGTGAGCCATTAGGCACTATTGCTATTACACTAGATACAGATGACGGAATTGTTGTACAAGTCAGCGGTGACTTAGTAAACGATGATAATGATACAACACATCATCAAGCATTTAAATTTATTCGTAGCTTTAGACAGTTTGCTAAAGACCGACTATTAAACTTTGATGTACAGAACATTGGCAAAAGCAACTTAGACAAACGAGACTATCAGTTTCAATCGAAACGCAAGGAAGAACCAGTTATGGCCCAAGCTCCAATTATGGAAAACAAGATGTACGGTAATGCCCGTATGAGTTATCAGGATTTAGGCGAGAACGCTCGTCTAGTTGTTAAACACAGCCAACCTGTTAACTTAGACATTGCTGCCGGACGTACAATGCACATCGAAAGCATCTACATTGAAAATGCTCAAGGCGAAAGATTTAAATATCCTTTCAAACATCTAAATGGTGCTCGTGCGTTAGCTGAACATATTAAACACGGTGGCACACCATATGATGCTATCGGCAAGCACATTAGCAGTCTAAGTGAAGAATTATCTAGCTTACGTAAGTTTAAAGGTTTTGTAGGCCGTCAAGAACAAGTAAGTGAAGCAATGGGCGATGTAACAAATAAAGTTATTGACCGCATTGAACAAATTAAAGAAACTATCCACAAGTTACAACGTTCGGCATACTATGAATCATTTGTTGAAAGTTTCCAAGAACAAGAAGAACAAGTTATTCCAGAAGCAGTGGCAAACGACCTAATTAATCGTTTAACAGTCCGCACATTTAACGAAGAATTAAAAGCGGTATTCCCGTACATTTATAAGTTTGTTGATGAATCACAACTAGATGTATTAGAAGTAGGTGTTGATGATTTATTAGCAGAAGGTCCGGATGACGGCGCAATACTTGATCAAGTAAACACATTAAAACAAACAAATCCGCAGTTTGCCGCTGAAGTACAAGCAAAAGGCTTGTCAATGATTCGCGGCATGGGGCCAGAAGCGGCAAAAAGAAATGCTGAAGTTATTCAACAATTAAAAGTATTAGTACAAAAATATTCAGGTGCTACACAAGAATCATTTGATCCAGAGTTAGCATTTGAGAACTTTATGAATAACATTATTAGTGAAGACAAAGATGAAATCTTCAGTCCTAATAAAGACGCACAACATTCTGCTATTGAAAAATTAAACGACATTCTAGCAAAAGAATTAAAAGGTGGCCCAGAAGGTGTTAATGCGATTAACAGTTTAAAAGGTCTAATTGACGATCCTGAGTTTTTAACTTCGTTACGCGATATTGATCCAGACTTAGATGTACGTCCATTAATTCAACAATACATTTTAGCAACTGATCCTAATGTAGCAACACAAATACATTTTGGTGGTGAAGACGGCGGAGCAAAGGAACAAGAAGCACCACCAGCGGCTCCTGTTGCGGCAGCTCCTGCTCCGGCGCCAGAGCCTGCTCCAATGCCAGGTCAAGAAGTACAAGCTGCAGCTCCAGAAGCAGGCGCAGTACCTCCAGGACCTGAAGCACCAGCACAACCTGCTCCAGTAGCTGAAGCTAAAAAAGATAATAACGATAATGATCCACCGTGGCATGTTGATCCTAACGAGAAAAAATCTAAACCAACTACTCCAGGCAAGCACGGACAAGGTTACAGCCAAGCACGTCACTTAGCACGTCAAGGATTAGAGTCTGCTCTTAAGAAAGCAAAAGAATCTGGCGCTACGTTAGAAACACAAATGGACTTTGGTAACAAAGTTATGTCCATTGCCGAAGTATTAGAGTCGTGTGGAATGGCTCCACAAGATGTTGGATTTGAACCGCAAATTAACGGATTAGAGTCAATGCTAAAGTATGTTAGTGGATTTTACAATCGCGATGAAGGTAACTTCCCACTAGGCGGTATGCGTGTTAAGATTAAGGTTAAGAAAGCGTTTGAAGATGGCGAGTTTGGCCCAGCTCAACCAGATGAACTAATGAAAGTATTAAAGTTCATTGATATGAAAGACCCTAGCGGTGATGAACAGCATAGCGTATTGAGATTAGCAGGTGTTAACCGTCCAGAACACGAAGTTGACGAAACTGGTGAAATGCCTGTTCCGGACTTTGGTCCAATGATGCAAGGCATTATGGATAAGTTTAAAGGAATGCAAGGTGCTAATGCTACACATACATCTAGCGGTACAATTAACGGCAAAGATGCTAGTTACGATGATGCTATGTCACAAATAGGCCAGATGAAGTTTAAAATGCCTAAATTTGGCGATGACGACACTGATGACGGCGAGGTTGATTTTAGCAAGCCCGATGATATGTTTAAACGTCTACAATCAAAAATTGGTACTGGTTTAAATGGCGCAATGAATAAATCCCAAGTACCTAATCAAAATATTCAGGTTCCAGGCGGACAATTAAATCCTCAGGAACTAATGCGTAGTATTATGCAGAAAATGAATTTTAATAAATAAATCAAAAGGATCATATTATGACGAACGAATTTAAAGGGCTAAGACACTATATTGATATAGTTGAAGCTAAAGAACAATCAGTTGACGAAGCAGGTATTATGAATGCTTTAGGCCAGCTTGGTGGCGCAGTTGGCGGCACTGTAGCAAATGGTGTTAACGCAGTTGGTAACGCAGTTGGCGGAGCATACGATGCCGCTAAACAAGGTGTTACTGGTGCTGTTGATGCGGCAGGTAAAGCTATAGCTGGCGCAGTAGATCCGTTAGTTCAAGGCGCAAAACAAGGTTACGCTAATGCTACCGGCACACCAGCTCCAACACAAACAGCGGCAAAACCACAAGCTGGGCAATCAGCTAGTCCGAAGCCTGCGGCTAAGCCAGCGGCTAAATCAGATCCAGCTGTATTAAAATTACAACAAGATCTTATTGCCAAGGGTGCTAAGATCAAAGCTGACGGTATTATGGGTCCTGCTACACAAGCGGCCCAAAAACAATTTGGCGGACAAGCGGCAAGTCCTGCTCCTGCGGCAGCTCCAGTAGCAACTGGCCCAGGTAACGCACCTGCGCCGGCAGCAACAAATGCAGCGTCATTGAAAGCGGCACAAGACCAAGCAGCCGGCAATGCTCCAGCGGCTACTAACGCAACTGCTGATACGACTCAAGGCCCTGCTAACTTAGGCACTGCTGGTACACAAGCAACTGCTGGTGGATATGCTCCAGCGGCAACTACCCCAGACAATTCGAACGTAGCGTCGGATGACATCCCATTTGATCCTACTTGGGGCGGAACTGTAGCACCAAAAGATACTCGATCTACAGCTGAAAAAATATTGCCAAACTTTTTAGGCGGCAAAGCGGCTCCAACCGCAGCCAATAAAAACGCAACTTGGAATAATGCCCAACAAGCGGCAGTTAGTAACAAACCAGCGGCAGTAGGTGAATCAGCAGGCTACGATGAATTACAACGTATTGTGAGTTTGGTACATCACAGATAATTGAGTAAACTAGTCACATTTAGAGCAAGATTCTTCTTGCTTTACTAAATAAAAGCGTATACAATAACATGTATGCGCTTTTTGTTTATGTAGATCATAAACAGATATTAGGCAATTAAAGCACATAAAAGGCATATTAAAAGGAGAACTATTATGGCAACTTTGGCAGAAATTAGAGCAAAACTTAAGGCATC